TTCATCAAAATGATGAGGTTAAATTTATCAATATGAAAAAAGAATTACCTAATGGAATAATTTTTACTGATATATATCAAACAATGGAATATAATAAAACAATTATGAATTATTATGATGATAATAATATTATGAATCCAAACGAATTTGAAGGAATTGATTTTGGAAAATTAAATTAATAATATGAAAAAATATACAACCAATGAGTTTATAAAAAAAGCAATAAATATACATGGAAATAAATATGATTATTCTTTAGTTGAATATTATGGTTCACAAAATAAAATAATAATTATTTGTCCAAAGCATGGTAAATTTGAACAAACACCAAATAATCATTTAAATGGCAATGGTTGTCCTGATTGTGTGAAAAATAAAAAAATGAATACGATTAATTTTATTGAAAAGTCTAAAGTTATTCATGGTAATAAATATGAATATAATTTAGTGAAGTATTGCGGTTCACACGCTAATGTTAATATTGTTTGTAAAATACATGGTGTTTTTAACCAAATGCCAACAAATCATTTAAATGGTAATGGTTGTCCTGATTGCGGATATAATGAAAATGGTAAAATATTTAAATTAGATAATTTGGAATTTATAAATAGAGCAAAAAATATACACGAAAATAAATATAATTATAAATTAGTTGAATATAATGGGTGGAACAATAAAATAAAAATTATTTGTAATAAACATGGTATTTTTGAACAAATGGCTGGTGCTCATTTATGTGGTAAAGGATGTAAATTATGTAACGAATCAAAGGGCGAAATAATCATAAAAAAATATTTAGATAAACGAAATATTAAATATATTAGAGAAAAAACATTTGATGGTTGTAAGAATAAACGTTTGCTATATTATGATTTTTATTTACCTAAACAAAATTTATTAATTGAATATGATGGTTTGCAACATTTAAAATTGGTTAACTATTTTGGTGGTAAGATTGCATTTAAATTACGACAAAAAAATGACGAAATTAAAAATTTATTTACAAAAAATAATAATTTTAAATTATTGAGAATAAAATATAACGAAATTAATAATATCAATCAAATATTGGGGGGAATAATATAATGGCTAATAATACAACAAATATAATTCAATATGGTTCACGAACATTTAGTGAAATAAGAATGGATTTAATTTCCTTAATTAAACAAATGTATCCTGAAGTACTTAAAGATTTTACCGATTCAAGCGTTGGTGCAATGCTTATTGATTTAAATGCTGGTGTTGCCAATAACTTGAGTATCAATACTGATAGGGCGTTTCAGGAAAATATTTTAGAATATGCACAACAAAAGTCATCGATTCTTAATATTGCAAAAAATATGGGATTTAATATTCCTGCAAGAAGACCAAGTGTTACAGTTGTAGATTTTACAGTAGTAGTTCCTGTTTTAGGTAATGCTCCAGACTCATCATATTATCCTGTTTTAGATATGGGGGCACAAGTAATTGGTGGTGGTAAAATTTTTGAAACTCAATCAAATATTGATTGGAATTCACCATTTAGTAGTTTAGGTGACCCTAATCGTAGAATTATACCAAATTTAGATTCAAATGGTATTCCTGTAAGTTATTTTGTTACTAAAAGAGAAGTTGTTATAAATGGTGGAACAAATATATATAAAAAAATAATTAATTCAACAGATGTAATACCATTTTTTAGTATAACATTACCTGACCCAGATGTAATTGAAATTGAAAATATAATACTTTTAGAAGGAACTAATTATACAACAAATCCACCAATTAGTGAATTTTATAATACAAATAATAGATATTTTGAAGTTGATTATTTAGCGCAACAACGTGTATTTGTTGAAGATACACAAAGTTCAAGTGCTAATACAAATACACAAGGATTGAAATCTGCAACATGGATTGATGTAACAAAAAAATTCATTAAAGAATATACTCCACAAGGTTATTGTAAATTAACATTTGGTTCTGGTGATGCTGATGTAAATGCATTTAAAGAAGGTTTTCTAAAAGAAGGTGTAAGTAATGTTTATTTTCTTGAAAATTTTTTAAATAATACTGCTTTAGGTGAAAAACTTAAAGCAAATTATACATTATTTGTACGATATAGAACAGGTGGCGGTATTAGTTCAAATATCGGTACTGATGTGCTTACACAATTTGGTTCATATAATCTTAGAATAGCAGGTTCTCGTCAAGATTATAACCAAACAGTACAAAGAAGTTTAAAAGTAACAAATCCAATTCCAGCAATTGGTGGAAATGATGGTTTGAGTGTAGAACAAATTAGACAATTAATCAAATATAATTTTTCAAGTCAAGAAAGAAGTGTAACATTAACAGATTACTTATTACAGGTATATAAAATGCCGGGAAAATTTGGCTCTCCATTTCGAGCCAATGCATATAAAGAAAATAATAAAGTGGTTATTCCAATACTTGGTATTGGTTCGGATGGTAAATTATCTAATACAAGTAATTCTTTATTAAAAGCAAATATTGCAGAATATTTATCACAATATCGAATGATTAATGATTACATTGAAATCAGGGATGGTCAAATATTTAATTTAGCATTTGATATTGATGTATATGTTGAAAATATATCAGATAATCAAGTTGCGAATAGTATTATAACACTTGTTATAAATTTTCTTGATATTAATACACATGAAATGAATCAAGACATATTTCTTGGTCAACTCCAAAAAGAAATTTTGGCAGCAAATGGTGTTATAAATGTTATTGGTATAACGGTTTATAATAAAGTAGGTGGACAATATTCAAATAATATAATCGCACAACCAATAGTAAATACAACTACTGGTGAAATTTCTGTGGTTAATAATACAATTCATTCAATGCAAGATTCAATGTTTGAAATTAAATATCCACAAAAAGATATTACAGTGTTTTTAAGAAAAAAAGTGGGATAATGGAAATAATTAAAAAAACTATACTTCAAGCACTAACTACTGGAACAACATCTGGATGTAAAGGTAATTGCAGAATTATTATTCCAAATTTAGTTGCAGTTTATTACATTAAAATTTGTCTTGTACAAGAAACACATGATTTTGGTTTTTTTGATGCAGATATGATTGATTCTTTGCCTTATGGTTATGAAGAACCAATTGGACTTGGAAATTTATTATAAAATTTAATTATATGATAATAACAGGCACAACAATAAATAGTAGATTAACGGAATTAAAAAAATATACTAAAGGAGTTCTATTTTTTCAACAATATATTGACGGTGGTTCAACATTAACTGATGGTGTTGACTATAATAATTCAACAGAAAATGTGATTGTTGTTTATTATATTGGTGGAATTAAATTTATTGATACTTATATTGGAAGTGCGACAACAACAACATTTAATTTTACTGGACAAGGATATAATAGTCCAGATTTTATTAATAAGCCATATTATAAAGATTTTAATAAAGAAAATATTATTAGCAATCCAGAAATTAATAATGACATATTTATAATAAGACAAGAATTATCGGCATTCGATTTAAATTATAGATTAGAATATATAAAAAGTTTAATTGATTTAACGACATATGCTGGTGGTAGATTTTTTAATATAGTAAGTAATACATAAAATATGAAAATAATTCAATCTTTTGCACAATTTAAAGAAGGTAGTCCTTATAGTAACAAAAACGTTTTTTTAAATTTTTATTCATTTTATTTAAGTTATTTAACATTAAATAAATATTATGGTAATGTAACAATGATTTGTAATGAAGAAGCATATAATTCTTTTATAAAATATATACCATATGATGAAATAATTATAAAAGAAAATAAAAATGATATTAATTTTTGGAATGCCTATAAAATAGATGCAATGAAAATAATTGATGATGATATTATACATGTTGATTCTGATGTTTTTATTTTCGATGATTTATTTAGTGAATTCATTAATAATGATTATTGGGATATTATGGTACAAGATATAACACCAGCAAAAGATTCATATATAGTTATGGGTGATTTTGTAAAAGATAATGAAAAATTTTTAAGTGAAAATGATATAATTTATTTAAATGAATATGATAATAGATTTACAAGTTGTGGCACTTTTGGAATTAAAAAAAGGGTCAGAGATATATATTTCAATGCGGTTGATAAATTACATACAGGAATTAAAAATGGTGTAGTAACTGGTAAAAATCTTAGTATCTTAATGGAAGAATTAACGGCATATTTAGTTTCAATTCATTATAATTTAAAATTATATGATATATTAACACACGAATTAATTGTTAAATATAATAAATCACGTGCTGGTGATATAAAAAAATATACTCATTTATGGTTTGGTTATAAATTTACTGATAGAAATATCACATTAATGAAAAATAAGGTTAGACAAGAATTTCCACATAATTATTCTTTGATTGATAAATATGAAATGGAAGTTTTAAATGAAATTAAAATTTAATACGAACGTATTTATAAATAATAAAACATAATATGGCAGTAGGTACATTTGGCATAACAAGACCAGCAGATGTTAGTATCGATGATATTGATATTTATTATAATTATATTCCTAATAGGGAAACATTAAATAATGATATATTTAAATTAAATACTTCTGAAATATTATCATATAATTATTTACCAACAGATGAACAAATTTCTGGTAATGAAAATCTTCTTGAAGGATTATATAATTTAAGACTACCAGCATCAGTATTTTCTAATTTAGGTATTTATACATTATATATAAAACCTAAAAAAACCATAACTACAATTATTGATTGTAGTGTATTATCTTCATTACCAAGTGTAAGAGGAATTGTACTTGATAGTAATCAATTACCATCAAATATGAAAGCAAATAATGCATTACAGGGATATCGAATTGAATATATTGATGCAACTACCAATAAAAAAATAAGAAATGTTGTTCGTTATGTAGTAACCTCAAATAAAGTAGTTCCTGTTAGTGAAAATGTTGGAAATACCAGTCAAAAAGCTATTAGATATCGTTTTGATGATAGTGGTTCTTTATTATTTTTACAATTAACACCAAGTAGTTCTTCAGACGTAAAACCAAATATTTCACCATTTATTGGTAATCCAAATCAAACAATTATTATTTCAAATACATTTTTTTCACCACTTGTAATTGAAGTCGATTTAGTTGCAAATACAATTGATACTCTTTCTAATATTGTTGCTGGTGAACAAATTAAAGATGTTGACAATGGAATATTAACATATTACGATGAAAATAGGGTTATTACAAAACAATTTAATATTTATGAAATAAAAGATGATGTTGGTAATGTGCCATTATATGAAGTCAAAGAAAAACGTGTGAATCTAGACGAAACACAAAACTTTAATTCAGTTACAAATGGTTTATAATAAACGAATTTAATTAAATTTCAAAAAAATCCCAATCTTAGATTTGGGATTTTTCTTTTTATTGTATTTATATTAAATTGTAAAGACTGTGGCAAAAGTAAAAGTAATAAACACAAATCTCGACCAAAATTTAAATGGAACTTTTTTTAATGACTTTCCTTCAAAAACAATATTTACGTTTGGAAGTTTTAATGTTACATCTAATTTTGATGGTAAATTAACCATAGACTATACCAATACACTTAGTTCATTTGTTCGTCCAGTTACATTAGAAACAATGGGTGTTACTGATGTTCAGTCACAAATATTACAAACATATACAACAAATGCTGTATTGAATCTTGATAAATCAGATTTAAATACATTTATTAGATTTGGTTCTGCTTATGAATTTTTAAGAGTATCAATACAAAATATTATTCTTGCATATCCGGGAAGTCTTTTTGCAAATTCTCAAAAAGTTCGTGGTGGTAATATAACATTTTCTGGCTATTCATATAATGCAACTGGAAATACTGCTACATTTTATATACCAACAGCATTTACAACAAATATTTTTGGATTAGTCTTTAATTCAGGAAATACAACTACATCAAGTGATGTTGATATTAAAAATTTAAATATTTCATATAATAATTACGTTGTTTGGTTACCATTTACTCCAGAATCTTTTTATCCTATAGTTGGATTTACAGGAAATTCTACAAATAGTATGTATACTCTTTCAAAATATTATTTGAAAGTGCAAGTTACTGGTGACCCATTTTCTTTCATGAAAACAGGTAATACACCTAATTATAAAATTAAAACAGGTAATGTTGATTTTCATATAAAACCAAACAATATTATATTTGAAGAGTATCGAGCATTACTTAATGATTATGAAAAATATATCGTTTCACAAAGAAATGGAACTGATGGATTTCAATTCGTATTAAAAGACCCCACATTACTTGATGATGGTACAATTATATATTCAGATGCAATAATGCTTTGGACAACATCTGATAAATATAATATAGATATAAACACCCCAAATTATCAAAAATTTTTACAAATTGTATTAACAATTGGTGCAAAATATGATAAAATTAAAACGGATTTAATTGCAAGATTTTTAACACCTTCTTCACTAAAAACATATGACCAAACAGAAGAAGGTAAAATAACTAAACTACTACGAATTTATGGTAGAGAATTTGACCAATTAAGACAATTTATTGATTCTTTAGTTTATATTAATAAAGTTACATATGACAAATTAAATAATATACCTGACCAATTAATAAAAAATATGTCCAGAACATTTGGATGGGATTATTTTTCATTAGTTAATGAAAATGAATTGGTTCAAGGATTTTTAACTGTTAATGATGAAGAAAGAAATTTAAATGAAAATCTTTTACCAGCAGAAATTGATATTGAATTATGGAGAAGAATATTAAACAATACGAACTATTTTTGGAAATCAAAAGGAACTCGTGAAGCAATTAAATCAATGTTTTTATTGATTGGTATACCTGAACCATTCATTAATATTACAGAATACGTTTATACTGTTGATGGTAAAATTAATCCAAATAGTGTTAATATTGCTCAACAAGATTTTCCTTCAAATTCATTACCTTATGATACAAGTGGTTATCCTGTTGCACCATTAGAAACTAATGATTTTTATTTTCAAATTTCAGGAGATACAGATAGTGGTCAAGCATATCTTGATGTATTTCGTATGGCAGGATTTAATCTTTCTTCAACTGTCGATAATAAAAAATCTTGGATTCAAACGGGTGCAACAACAAGAATTCATTATGATACTCCACAATATTATCAAAAAGATAGTAAACTTGTAATTAATACCAAAGAAGTTGATATTGCATTAGATATGGCACGTGGTATAGAATATGATGTTTATGATTATATTAAAAATGTAGATTTTCCAGCAAATAATAGTGGATATACATTACCATATTCATATGTTAATATATCATTAGATTATACTGGAACTTCAAATACATTTCAACTTCCAACACCATATGATAAAACTCAAGGTTATTTTGAAGTTCGTTATAATGGTATATTATTAAACGCACCACGTATTTTTAATCCCCCATATGGTTATGGTAGTGATATTCCACCTATTGGTATGGGTAATTTAACTGCTGAAGAAGTATTAGACCCAGAATATTTAAGTGCTGATTATAGTGTTTCTGGAAATAGTTTTACAATTTTAAATGGTAATTATGCAACAAATTCAAATAATCGTAGAGATGTTATTGAAGCAACTTTTATTTATAGTGGTGGAACACGACCAGTTACAGGTATTACGATTCAATATATTGTAACACGTATTAAACCACAATTTCCATATACATATATTCCATTACCAAGTTTTCCACGTGGTGATGTTCAAGTAACAATAAATGGTATTGCACTAACAAAAGGCACATCACAATTTACTGCAGATTATATTATTGACCCAAATAATACTACTGGTCATAGTCAAATTATTTTACAAAATACAGATGTAATTTCATTTTTAGCAATTAATCCAGAAGTTCAAGTAGCATATGTTGAAGTTCATGGTAGTAATGATATTAATGCAAGAAGTGAAGTGGTAAGAATTGATAGTTTTAATAATAGTAAAATATATTTTAATCTTAGTGCAAATAAGTATGTTTATAAATTAAATTATAAGGCAAATAAAGCATCTGATATTAAATTTTTAGTAGATGGTATTGCATTAGAACCATATAGAGATTATGATATTAACGTAATGAATCCATACGAAGTATATTTACCAAATGGTCTTAGATATGGGAATGTTCTTAGTGCTTATTATCTTGTTGGTGGAAATGCTGCATTCACACCAGTTGTTTCAGATAGTTTTGGAATTGGGGATATAAGTAAATTATCATTTTTAGAATTTATTGAATTAATTCAAAGAAAAATGATTAATGCAAGAAATAGAAAAACTATATCAGATTTTAAAGGCGGTTGGTATCCTGCATTATTAAGAATTTATGAAATGTATTTACAAAGAGCATTGCTTCCAACAGGAGATACTTTGCATTCAAATGGATATACTTTTGAAAACTTATATTCGTTTTTAAGTAAATATAATGCATTCTTTCAAAAATTTGTAGACCAATTATTGTCAGCTACAATTATATTAAAAAAGGGTGGATTATTAATTCGTAATACTGTATTTACTAAACAAAAATTCATGTATAAGAGAGGTGTAAACGTCTCTCCATCTGGAACAACATATTATTATAATCCAGAACCAAATCCTTATGATTATGGAAATTCTATTCCACCTATTGGTGTTGGTAATTTAACATATAGAGGAACAGTACAATATTTGGGCGATGATGGTGCTATGTTTATTATAAAACAAAATCCAGAACCATCACCTATTGATTTATATGTTGAAACTAAAGCAGGTACTGCTGGTATTGGCTCGATGATAAATATTGGTGGTAAAAATATTACCGGATTAAGTCTTATAAGAGAATATGGTGTTATGTATAAGAAATCAACATCTACAACATGGACAAAACATTTTGTATCAGGTAAACCTTCAACTAATTCATTTAGTTTTACAATAAATGGTTTATTAGAAGGTACTGTATATAATTATAAAGCAGTTGTTCATTCAGATGTTCTTGCGGATACTGGTAATACATTATCATTAAAAACGTTATCAACACCACCCCCAACACCACCATCAGGTAAAACAAAACAAAGTACATCAAGTTCTTCATCAGCACTTTATTATACTGGTGGTTATGCAATTCAACGTTATGCTGATGTTCAATGGTATGGTATGCAATACAGACCAATTGGAAGTACTGCAACATTTAATGTAACACCAACATTATTTACAAATATTCCAGCAACATCTCAAGTATGTAATGTAACTATTGTTGGTGAAATAAGTAATACTTTTACAGTATCTGCTGTATGTGGAGTAACACCAATTACTTGGTTAACACCACAAACACCTGCCCCACCAACTCCAGCAGGTATAACACAAAGTGTTACAATACAATCAACTACAGTTGCAAGAACTGGCTGTACAATATATACGCCAACAGTTGGAATACCTAAAATTGTTGTATTTGAACAAAATGGTGTACCACAAACACATGTAGTAAATGTAATTACTTGTACTGGTGGATATTGTTATCCTACCAATGTATATCAACCGGGTACTATTACTCCACCAAATGCTGGTGATTGTTACTATGTAAATATTTGTTATTATATATGTAAAGGTACAAGTGCAGCAAATCATATTACTTGTGTTTGTGTAAAATGTAATGGTACTACAATTAGTGGATGGAATTGTAGTGTTGCTAATCTTGGTAAAGGTAGTGGATATTATGATGGTAGTTTTGGTACTAAACTTATATGTCATAGTGATAATTTACAATTATTTACATGTGCTATAAGCGATAATACAAAATGCGCATCAGATATTGCTGAACTTTGGATTGGTGGTATTACAAATAGTGTTGGAACATATACTGTTGGTTCTCCATATTTAATAAGTGAAACAACATCAAATATTTCTTGCTGTTGCTGTTGTGGTGGTAAGCCAACACCAGAATAATAAAATAATGAGTATTTATAAATAATATAATAAAATAATATAATATGCCAACACCAACACCAACTTGGACAACAACAACTCTGACTGCAGGACCTCTCGCAAGTAATTCATATACTATGTCAATTCCAAATTTGTCAGCAAGTACTATATATGAATATAGAGCATATTTTATTGTTAATGGTACTGCATATTATGGTAATATACTTACTGGTACAACATTACCAGCAACACTTGCTTCACCGACAGTAAGTACTGGTACTGCAGGTGCTGCTTTACCAACAGAATTTCCTGTAAATAATAGTGAGGTAAATACTATAGGTGATGCTCCAATTATGGAATATGGAATATTATATACCCAACTTAGTGCATGGGGAACAGATTCTAATTTAATTTACTCAAATTATCCAACTTATTTGAAAATAAATTCAACTTGTTCTGTAATTGGTGCAGGAGTTCCTTTTAGTAATTTAGCATGTGGTCTTGCATCAAATACTATGACATATTTTCGAGCATTTGCAAAAAGTGCTGTTGGTATTGGATATGGCAGTGTTCAATGTAAACAAACATTAGTTAATACAGTTTCACTTTGTAGTCTTTGTGATACATCTGGAAGTGGTGATAGTGTAGAATCAAGTGCATGTTTTATATATTCAATAACAAGAACTGCTGGCGATTGTTTCTATCCAACAATTAATTGGACAGTAGTAAAAGGAGCAACATCAGACCCAGAAGGTGGTACAGTTAGTGTTTATTGTAATGGTGCTTGTATTCGTGGTGGTGGAAGAGTTAGTAGATTAGCATTTTCATGTAGTGGTTCATTCGCACCATTTCTCGTTGATTCAAATGATGTTATTGTATTATGTGCTGAAGCAAATACTGATGGTTCATCATATACTACTGCATCAGCAAATATTAGTAGTATATGTAATTGTATTGGTCATTATACTGTTGGTTCACCATATAGTATTTTTGCAGATACAAGATACAAGATAATATAAAAAATAATTATTCTGTATTTATATCTAAATAATAATTAAATGGCATTTATTGAAAAAAAAGACCCTATTGTTATAGACATAAAATTAACATCAAAAGGTAGAGAATTATTATCTCAAGGTAAATTAAATTTTAAATATTATACTATTGGTGATAGTGAAGTAGATTATGCATATACAGATGCAGTTAATGCTGTTTCTACTGGATATACTGCATTTAATACAAATATATTAAAACCCGTTGATAAGAATCCGAATGTATTAAGTTTCATTCCAAGAAATTTAAGTGGTGACCCATATAATGTAATATCAAGCATACCAGTTAGTTCATATAGTGTTGAAAATAAAGTAGATTCTATAGGATTTTTTACAAATGATGGTGATTATTTTATTGTAGATAGTAATCACGTAAAACAACCAGATGCAATGGTTCGAGTAAATGAAATTGTGGGTGGTTTAGACCTTGTATTATATAAAGCACCAACATATGGCAAAAGTGGAAATGAACCCAAAGCTGGTGATTTATTACTTATAAAATGGACACCCCATACAGGATATTATGTTTATAAAAATCATCCCTCACCTTATTTATGGTATAAAATTATTACTATAAAATCAGGTACTTTAGCAAAAAATGGTCGTCATATTACTGTTGATAGAGAATTACCTGATTTTAGTATGTTGGGACTTTCTTCAGGAATTACTGTAGGTGCAATGATTTATTATAATACAATTCATTATACTGGTGATACTATAGCAAATATGTCTTCTACTGAATATCTTGATGAAAGTGTTTTATCTTTTTTACAAAATAGTCAATGTCCAACAATTATATTTCCTTTTTGGAATATGTCAATTATATTTACAGAAGAAATTGCAGGAGTAAAAGCAGCAAATATAAAATATACACAATTTAAAAACAAAGCATTTGGTAGTTTTGTATCATATATTCAAAATCAAGCACCTATTTATAAAAAATTGGGGGTTATTCATTATACAAATTCAAGTCCAGCTAATGTTTATGGGGAAGGATTTTTATTAGATTCACCAGTATTAGAAATTCCTACAATAATGTGGCATAAATCAAAAAAAACAGAATTAGGACTTAAATTAAAAGCATATTCAGCAGATGGAAATCCTATGTATGATATTGCAGATAAAAATGTTAATCATGGATTAAGAACTGCTTATTATTATCTTGTTGATGTTAATGATACATCATCAACGCCATATTCTGTTGGTAAAGTATTTCTTGAATTAAAAATATTTGTTATAGAAGACCAAGAACTATTATATGCAATGTCATATAAATCAAATAGGTCTTGGACTCTTCCTAATTATACAATTAATACATAAATAATATGGCATCTACTTATACAATTTATGCAACATACGCATTAGTTCCAACTGGAAATACAGCAGCAGGATATAGACGAGCAATTCATTGTAATTATATTAATAGCACACAACTTATTACTACTAATATTAATGTAGAAGAACTTCGCATTAATTTTGTAAACAATAGTGATTTTAAATTCTTAAGTAGTGCAACAGGATATACTGCTATTACACTTGCAACAGGATATACTGTTAATAGAATATATGTAATATTTCAAAGAATTTTTAATCAACCCGGACAACCAATACCAAAACCAGTATCAACTGATTGGAAATATTTAGATGTTACCGACCAAATTATTGGACATCATAATCCATTAACTGCAAAAGATTTAACAAGTATTGTTTTTAAAATACCATTCATAAATTATACTCATTATTTAACTTATGATTTAGACTATCTTAATTATCCATCAGCAAGTCAAACAGGTCAATTATGTTTTGGTGATGAAGAATATTTTTTTGGAAATGTAACTACCGAAATTAAAGCAGATGTTTATACTACAGACATGTCAATCAATGTAAATTTAAATGAATTTAATTCAAGTACTAATTTATCTTGGGAAGGTGGTTTTTCTAAAGTTTATATTAGTGAAGTTGCATTATTTGATAGTAATAAAAATTTAGTTGCTATTGGTAAACTGAATGACCCTGTGCCAAAAGATGAAACAATTTCCAGAACACTTCTTTTTGCAATTGATTTTTAAAATAATCATAAAATTTTATATTTTTTTATAGTTTCTTAGTATTTATTATAAATTATGGATAAAATTTATAATAAAAATATGAAAGATTTACTTACGCTCAGTAATACAAAACCAAAATCTATTATAATTGAAGGTGATTTACATAATAGATTTAAGTTATTATGTAAAGGAAAAAGTTTAAAAATTGGTGGTGTTATCGAAGACCTTATACAATTGTATTTGGATAACCCCAAAGCAATTCAAAAAATGATTGACGAATTTAAAGAAAAACATTTAAATTACGTATAATATATAAAGATGCTATTATGGAAAAATACATATGGTCATTAGATATAAGTACAACTAATATTGGAAGTGCTTTATGGTCTGATAAAGGAAAACTTATTGAACTAAAACATCTTGAATTAAAGACTGATAAAAATATTCCTGTTGAAATTAGAGATATTCATAAAGCAGAAATTTTTAGAAAATATGTAAATGAATATAAAGAACGTATATTACATGAACTTAACGGTGAAATAATACATATTATTGTAGAAGAACCACTTGGTGGAAGCAATAATGCGAACACAGTATCATTATTATATGGATTCAATGGTATTTGTAGATATATTTTATTTACTATATTTGGTTTATATCCTAAGAAAATAAGTGTATATGACTCACGTAAAATATTTTGTTCTGAATTAGTTAAAGTTACATTTAAAAAGGGAGAAAAAGTTGAAACGCTTTCATTTCCACCTGAATATCGTGATAAGAAAAAGTTGTATATCTGGGAAAAAGTTTGTAAATTAGAACCCCAAATTGAATGGTTTTATAAAAAAGATAGTAAAGAACCAAAAGATATGTGTTTTGATATGTCTGATAGTTATGCTGTTGGATTTGCTGGATTAAAACAATTGAAAATAATTAAATGAAATACATATATTTAATTCAATCATTAGAAAATAGTTATTATAAAATTGGAGTATCTAAGCATCCAAATAAACGTCTAAAAGAATTGCAAACGGGAAACTCTTCTGAATTAAAATTAATTGATTCATATCAATCAGAATTTGCACATCAAATCGAAAGAACATTACAACGAAGATATTCACACTTAAAAAAAGAAGGTGAATGGTTTGATTTATCTGTAATTAATGAAACCACTTTCAATAAAGAATGTCAAAAAATTGAGGAAAATCTAGTATTTTTGAAAAAAAGTGGAAATGTATTTATAAAAAACCTTGTGTTTTTGGTATATTTGTATTAAGTTTGACAAAACATCAAAAAATAATTTTATCTAATTATATATACATGAAAAAAGAACGAATAGAAAAAGCAGTAGAAATCCTTAATTACGCAACAAAAAATCAAATATCGGTTAAAGAAGCCTCAGTAAAATGTGGGTATTCAGATACATATGTAAAAAACATCAAAGCATTGGCATATGATGAATATTATAATGGAATTCTTGAAGATGAACTATTTGAATTATTTAATCAAGCATATGAAGAATATAAATATTATCGTGGTTTTAGTATAAAAGAAGATAATATTATAAATAAAGAAAAATCAGATGGAAAAACAACTATTACTGGTAAAGGAAATGAAATGGAAGTTGAATGGAAAACTGGTTCAAATTATCCGGTAAATCACATAAAAACTCTTGATGAATTACTTGAAGTAGCTGATGTTGATTTAGATATTTGGAAAGTAAAAGATTTTGTAATTAATAAATGGGATGTTACTTCATGGAAAAAAGAAAATCCTGAAACAATTCAAAACTTTCAAGTTAAAGCACGTCTTGAAAAAGATGTTCAACTTAGTGAAGCAATAGATATTCAAAAGATATTTGCTGACATGGCACAAACGTATAAACCACCTATTTTAAATGTTACTCCAAAATTACAAAAAAAATCTGAAGAGAATAATTTACTCGAAATTAGCATATTTGATTTACATTTTGGTAAATTAGCATGGCATGGCGAAACTGGTGAGGATTATGACATAAAAATCGCAAGTAAAAGATTTATTAATGCAATTGAAACATTATTAAGACATGCAAGTGGATTTCCTATTACCCGAATATTATTTCCAGTTGGAAATGATTTTTTTAATTCAGATAATATGTTTGATACGACAAGTCATCAAACTAGTCAAGATGAAGATGTTAGATGGCAAAAAACATTTACAGTGGGTGTTAAACTTTTGGTTGATGGCATTAATATATTAAAACAAATTGGTGTACCAATTGATATAATTGTAATTCCCGGCAATCATGATTTTGAACGTAGTTATTATATGGGTTCATATTTAGAAGCATGGTTTAATGGTGATGAACAAGTATGTGTTAATAACGATGCTTTACCACGAAAATATTATAAACACGGTAATGTTTTACTTGGATTTACTCATGGTAGTGAAGAAAAAGAAAATTCATTACCATTATTAATGGCAAGTGATATTGAATCTAAACCATATTGGAGTAATACTTTATATCATGAATTTCATATTGGGCACATTCATCGTAAAAAAGATATTAAATTCACAGTTTTAGATAAAGCAAAAGTATTAAGCGAAGACCTTGGTGTTACTGTTAGATATTTATCAAGTTTGACAGGTACTGACCAATGGCATTTTTCGAAAGGTTTTATAGGTGCTATAAAAGCTGCAGATGGTTTTATCTGGAACGATAAGACAGGATTATTGGCGCATTTAAACGCTAATTTAAATATTGATTAATATAATTAAAACATTAATGTCAAAAAGATTAACAACTAAAGAATTTATAATGAAAGCTAATCATATTCATCACAATGAATATGATTATTCTTTAGTTAATTATCTTAATAATAGAACAAAAATTAAAATTATATGTTTGACGCATGGTATATTTGAACAACAACCAGATTCACATTTACGTGGTCGGGGTTGTCCTATTTGTTATGGAAAATTAAAATCTAACATAAATGAATTTATCAATAAAGTAAAAATTATACACAATAATAAATATGATTATTCTAAATCAGTTTATATTAATAATACTTCTCCAATTTCTATAATTTGTCCTAAACATGGAGAATTTTTTCAAGAACCAAAATCGCATTTAATTGGTAAGGGATGTGCTAAATGTGCTGGTCTATTTATGAATACTGAATATTTTATTGAGAAAGCAAATAAAATTCATAGCAATAAATATGATTATTCTAAAGTAGTTTATGTCGATAATATTAGTAAAGTAAAAATAATATGTCCCAAACATGGTGAGTTTGAGCAAAAACCAAATTACCATTTAGGTGGTTCAGGTTGTTCATATTGTTGTGGTCATAAATGTAATAAAGATGTTTTTATTGAAAAAGCAAAAAAGATTCATGGTAATAAATATGATTATTCCAATAGTATCTATATTTCAAATAGAAGTAAAATTGAAATTATTTGTCCTATTCATGGTTCTTTTATTCAAAAAACAAGTAATCATTTAGTTGGTAGTGGTTGTCCTATATGTAAAAGTAGTAAAGGTGAACAACAAATAATTAATTATCTAAAAAATAATAATATTAAATTTGAACATCAAAAAAAATTTGACGATTGTATTGGAAAAATATTTAAACTTCCTTTTGATTTTTATTTACCAAATCATAATATATTAATTGAATTTGATGGAAAACAACATTTTGAAATAGTAAAATTTAATAAATTATTATCAGATAATGAGGCATTGATTGAATTTTTAAATTTAAAACAAAATGATATAATAAAAAATGAATATTGTTCGAATAATAATATTCAATTAATAAGAATTTCATATAAAGAAAAAAACATTAATGAATTTCTAAATAATAAATTAATAAATATTTTAAAACCTCAAATAATTTAATAATATGGCAAAAAAAGATAATAATTTAATAAAATTGGCAAAAGATAATAAAATATCTACACCAGAAAAAGAAGAAGAAAAAATAATTAGTCCTGCAGAAGAACGTGACTTAAAGGCAAAACAAAAAGTTGAAGAACTATTACAAGATGTACAATTAACATCAGAAAAAAAAGAAGAAGAATTGCTTGAAGTTGATGAAGAACCAAAAGGAATTGAATGGCTTGAAGAACAAATTCAATTACTTTCTAATGCAAATGAAAATCTTAAATCAGAATTAACCCTTGCAAAAGATGATTATGTAAGAATTTTCGAAGAAAATCAACATCTTAAAGATGGTGTTGGAGATGGTGCAATAAAATTAAAAATAATTGAGTTGTTTAATGAATTACAAAATAATCATAATCAATTAGGTACTGACCCTATATCAGGTATTGGTAATTTTAGAATTTATTGTCCGGGTTTCTTAAATCGTTTAATATTATTCTTTCCTTTCTTGGAAAATATTAGAAGGTTTTAAATTATTGATATAAATAAATGAATTTTTAAATATAATATTTATGAAAACAAATGAACAAATTATTGAAAGATGGTCTAAAACTGGAATGTTAGATGGTCTTCCTGAAGATAGAAAAGAAATGGTTGCAACATCATTTGAATTCTTATTAAATTATTTAGTAGAAAATGATATATCTAATAATGGAGATATTGAATCACTCTCATTTCCAATAATAAGACGAATTGGTGCAGTTGTTGATATTACCACTGATGATATAGAAAATATTGTTCAAGAAATTAAAGAACAATATTATGAATATAATACTTTTGATGAAGAATTATATGAAAACGATAAAGAACTAGCTTTTTGTACTGAATTTTCTGAAAAGAAAATTAATGAAATGAAAAAATAAAATTAAAAATATTTATATGATTTGCCTTAAATTCCTTTGATTTAGGGCATTTTTTTTTTATATTTGTATAATGGTTAGAGGACAAGAATTTCACGCTATCATTCAAAATATTTTTGGTGATGTTAATGGTTATTTGCAAAGCGAACAATTGCAAGTAAATTGTCCTCGTTGTCAAGAAAGAGAAGGTTTATCTTATCCAGATGAAAAATTTAATTTGGAAATAAATACTGCCAAACGAATGTTTCGTTGTTGGAAATGTGATGAACCTAAATTTTCTGGTTCTTTGGGTAGGTTAATTAGAATGTTTGGTAGTCATATGGATTATGATATATATAAGTCATATGCTAACATTTTAATTGATTATAGTAATAATGAAGATGAAAAAGAATTTGTACAAATTAAACTTCCTAATGAAATGATATCGTTTTCTCAATTAGAAGAAGGAAATCCTGAACATTTTGAAGCATATAATTATATCATTAATGAAAGAAAAATAAGTCGAGATATTATTTTAAAATATCGGCTTGGTTTTTGTACTACTGGAAAATATGCTAAAAGAATAATTATTCCATCTTATGATAAGAACGGTGAAATAAATTATTTTGTTGGTAGAAGTTATGACCCGAAAGAAAAAAGAAAAAAATATTTAAATCCATTTGCGGATAAAGATAAAATCATTTTTAATGAAGGTTTTGTAAATTGGGATTCTACTGTATACCTTGTTGAAGGTGCGTTTGAAATGTTATCATTTCCCGTCAATATTATACCAATATTAGGAAAAACATTATCAGCCACATTGTTTTTGAAACTGCAAGAATTAAAACCTGATGTCGTTATTTTGTTAGACCCTGATGCCTATAAAAATGCTATAGAACTATATTATATGTTACATACTATTTATGTTGGCTGTGAAGAAAGGGTTAAATTAGTTAAAATTCCAAATGAAAAAGATTTAGATGAACTTCGTAAAAATAAAGGAATTGATGAAGTAATTAAAAGTCTTTATACTGCAAGAGGTTTAACTATAGATGATTATTTTATTAATAAGTTACAAAAACCATATGATAATAGAACAGGAAGATACGATACTTATTCAAAATATTTTGAATGGAAATCAACAAGCACAAGAAAAACTATATAACAAATATAAAAAATCTGTTAAAAATTTTTTAAAAAGTAAATATTCTATTTATTACGACCTTGAAGATGATGTATCTGAAATAATGATTAAAGTTTTTTTAAATTTAAAATCATTTGATTGTACAAAATCAAAATTTAGGTCATGGGTTTTTAGTATTGCTAAAAATTATATGATTGATAAATGGAGAAATAATTCTTGTACCGCTACATCAATAACTGGTAATATATCATTTACATCATCAGCAGATATTAGTAATTCATTCACCACGACATCCAATAATACATGCAGTTTAACATTTATGGCAAATGGAATATGTACTACAAATAATATGGAATTCGAAAATAATAGTTCAATAAGTTATATTTCAACACAAATATCACCACAAGATTTTACATTGCTTGATATGAAATACGTTCAAGGATACGATTATTGCGAAATTGGAAAAGAATTTAATGTTACAAGTTCTACAATTAGTAATAGAGTTAATTATATAAAAACCAAACTCAAAAAAAATAACCCAGAGATAATTTACAATTAAATCAAGTATTTATAAAAAATATTTGATACTATGAAAAAAGGTATTTTCGAGTATGTTAATCTACAAAAGCAAAATCTTACCAGTAAAGAAGGAAAATCTTATGTGAGATATATTGTAGTTTCTGATGTAAATTTAGAAACAAAAAAAGTAAAAGAAAAATTATCTGCACTTGGTTTTCAATGGAATGGTAAAGAATGGTGGATGTTCGGAAATAAATTAAGTACTGCAGTTCTTGATGGATTAAAAACAATTAATGCTGAATTAGAAACACAAGGTGGTCAAACTGGTAATCTTGAAGATTTTATGTCACAATTAGAAAATCTTAAATCCGAAGTTCAAAATTCAAGTATGCCAGCAAAAACAAAATCAGAACTTGAAACAAAAATAGAACAATATATTGAAGATATTGCAAATGCTACTGATGAAAGAGCAGCAAGTGCAGAATTTCAAAAATTTTTAGATTTTTCTCATAAATTTCATAAATATAGTTTCAGTAATATCATGTTAATCTATTTACAAGACCCAAATGCAACACAGGTTGCAGGTGAAGGTAAATGGAATAAAAAATTTCATAGAAAAGTCATTGATAAAAAGAAAGCAATTTCAATTTGGTGTGCAAATAAATTTTTTAAAACTGCAGATGGAAAACTTTCTCAATATACTTTAGACCAGCAAAATAGAGATAATGAATATGTTACAAAAGTTGAAGCAGGTATTGAACAAATTGATAATACTAAAATGAATGCAATTAAAACAAGAAGAAATATTGTTCATGTAAAATTCGACCCATGTGTTGTTTATGATGTTGCAAATACAGAAGGTGAACCAATTCAAGATAAACCGGAATGGGAAGGTGAATATGATGACCGTGCCGATGCAAAAGCATTATTTACAATTGCAAAAAAAAGTTTGGAAAAGATGGGCATGAGAGTAACACAAGACCCTGCAACTGCAGGTGAAGCTGGCTGGAGTAGAAAAGGACAAATAAATGTTAGTCAGAATGCGACTGGTAGTGGTGCTGCATCAACAATATTTCATGAATGGGCACACGATTTATTACATCAATCAGGTGGTAAATTTTATAATAAAGCATTAGATTATTTTCAGAAAAAAGGTGATTTAAATTTTGCAATGATAAAACAAATTAAAGAAATTCAAGCAGAAACAGTATCTGCAGTTCTTTGTAAGCATTATGGATTATCAGTAGAACATCACCCAACATATATGGCTTTATGGCAAGCACAGGGTAAATTAAGTAGCAAACAATTAATTAAAGAAAATATTACAACAATTACTGATGTATCAAACTTTATAATTGGTCAAATTGATGTATATAAAGATGAATTTGAAGCTGCAAGAACAAGTATGCAACAACAAATGCAACCAGAACAATAAAAAAAGCATCATATTCGATGCCTTTTTTATTTTTGGGACTCTTAATATATTTACTTAATCTCAATTGTTTTTTTAGTTAACTTTGTATCACCCACGAGTTTAGGAACAATTACTCTAAGTATTCCATCAACTAATGAAGCACTAATATTTTCTTTATCAATTTCGTCTGGAAGCACAAACATTCTTTCGTATTTACCAAAATAAGTTTGTTTACGATTATATTTTACATCTTTTATTTCTTTACGTTCAGCTTTAATTGTCATAACATCTTTGTCAATATTAATATTCATATCATCTTTTTTTACACCAGCTAATGATATTTCTATTTGAAATTCTTTATCATTTTCAATGACATTATGTTTGGGTATTCTTGCTGTTGTAGTACTTGTTGATGCATCATTCATCATGTCATCAAACAAACTTATGAATGGGTCATAGTGAAATCTTTTTATTAACATATTATATAAATTTTTAAATATAAAATTATTTTTAATTAGAATTAATCAAATGTTATACCATAAACAAATATATGACATCTTGACACTAAAATAGACACGTTGACAAATTTTTAAAATCCTTGCATTATACGTGGCTTTTCAATATATTTGTAAAAATAATTTTATGTAATTTGATTATGAAATGATTCAAAAAATTGCCCATCTTGGGGATATTCATATACGCAAATCACCATCTCGTAATGAAGAATATCAAAAAGTATTTGAAACCTTATATAAAAGTTTAGAAGAACAAAAACCTGATAGGATAGTAATTGTAGGAGACCTCGTTCATGATTATTTAAATCTCGAAAGCGAACAATTAGTTCTAGCTTCAAATTTTTTAAATACATTAGCAAATATTGCTCCTGTTAGAATAACTCGTGGTAATCATGATTTTCTTCGTAAAAATAATAAAAGAACTGATAGCATTGAAGCTATAACAAAAATATTAAACAATCCTAATATTATTTATTATAATAAGACCGGATTTTATGATGATGAAAATGTAACATGGGTGGTTTGGCATCATGGTGATAAGAACAACAATTCTTGGAAAACCAAACAAGGCAAGCAAATTGAAATTGATAGAAAAACTAATAAGAGGGTTTATATTGACCTTTTCCATGACCCAATAAATGGTTGTAAAACCACAACAGGTTTTGAAATGAAAAGTAAATCATATTATAAACTTTCAGACTTCAAATCAGACTTTGGTTTTTTTGCTGATATTCATATCCAACAATACTTAGATAAAAATAAAACTAAAGGATATTGTGGAAGCCTTGTAAGTCAGGATGTTACAGAAGGAGATTCTTGTTTTCACGGATATCTTCTGTGGAATATTTTAAATAAAACAGTTCAAGAAATTCCCATATATGATGATTATTCATTTAAAAATATTAGAATTACACAATATGTTGATTTTGATGATTTGGATTTCGAAATTGAAAATCCAACCAAATATATGAAAATTAGATTCATTTGGGGCACATTACCACAAACACGTACTAAAGAAAATGAGAGAAAAGTAATTGAATATTTAAAATCTAAACATAAAAATGTCACAATTTCACATAAAAATGAATTTCTTGAAAATGAAAAAATTGATGTAAATGAAAATGTTTCATTACAAAATGTAACCACAAAAGAAGTTCAACATGAAATTTTTAAAGAATTTTTAACTAAAATAGGTAGTGATGAACAACTTGTTAATGATGTAATTGCATTAGATGAAGAAATACTTACAGAAATTGATATAGTTGAAGACCAAAGTATAGAATGGAATGTTGTCAAATTTGGTGGTAAAAATTTTATGTCATATGGTCAATTTGATATTGACTGGAGAAATGAAGATGGTCTATATCAAATAATCGGAAAAAATACTTTCGGCAAGACAACTATTTTAAAATCAATTAGTTATGCGCTTTTTGGTAAAACTTTGGAAACTGAAACTCGTATGAAATACGGTGACATACGATTTATTAATAATAGAAATGGTGCAACATCATGTGAGGTATATATGATTATTGAAGCTAATGGTGAATATTTTGGTATTAAAAAGAAAACAGAAATTAATAAAAACAAATGTGGAGAAATTACTGGTGCACCAACAACATTGAGTTATTATATGCTGGCAACGCCAGATGATGAAATGAATGACGAAACATCAATAGAAAAACTTGATGAAAACCATAGAGTAAAAACTCAAAAGAAAGTAGAATCAATTATCGGCAGTTATGATAATTTTATGCGAATTGTAATGACAACTTCCGATTCACTCAATCGCATACTCAGTAACGATATGTCTACATTTATCGACAGTTTGCTCTATGATAGCGGATTGGATATATTTGATAAAAAACTTGAAGGTCTTAAAGTTTATCAAAAACGGGTTAATGAAAAACCTAGAGTTTTATGTAATGTAGAATTTACAAATATGGAGAATGCAAGGTTACAACAGGAAATTATTGCACTTGAAGGAGAAATAACTCAAATTGAAACAGTAAAACTTCCTGACATTCAAAATCGAATTGAAATTGGTAGAAAATATGTGGAAGACCTTTCAAAGAAATTATATAAAATAGACTCAGAAATTTACAATCTGGACGTAGATAAAGCACGAGAGGACATAAGTGCCAATAAAAAGAATATCATTGAAATAAAGGCACAAGAAATGGTTTTAAAGCAAAGTATAATACCATTGAAAGAAACATATGATATTGAAAAATTAAAAATTCTTCTTGAACAAAAAGATACACATAAAACTACTGAATATAATAAAAAATTAGAAATTAAAAATCTTGAACGGCTAAAATCTGAAGAAGAACATAAAATTGAAATAATTAATGGTGATATTTTTAAATTAAAACAAGACGGTATTAAATTAAAAAAAGAAATTGCTGACCTCAAAAATAGTAAAATTTGTAGTCAATGTGGACAAGTTATTGAAAAACAAGAACATAAAGACCATATTGAAAATGCTGTTAAAGAAAAGGAAAAGGAAATGTATATTATTGCTGATAAAATTAATGTAAAACAAGCAATTGATATACATGAACATCAAATAATAATTAATGTAAAGATTAATGAAATTGAAAAAATAAATGAAAGTATAAAACAATCTGCATTAGAAATGGAAGAGATTCTTAAAGAAATAGGAACACTCACCAATGAAAAAAATGATGTTGAAAAACGTAAAGAATTACAAATAGAATTAGACCAAGTTCCAATAAAAATTCAAAATGAAGAACTAAAAATTGGTATTCTTGAACAAAAGATAACAAGCCATGAGAATAGTTTACTTCAAATTGAAGAAAATCAAAAGATTGAAAAGGGTATTGCTACAGCTAAATTAAAATTAAACGAACTTGAAACTGAAAAAACCAATGAGAATGAAAATGTATATATTAGAAAAACAAATATTGGTGAAAAACAATTAAAAATTAAAAATAATGAAGTATTAATTATAGATTTTAAAGCACAAGAATATAGAGATACGGTTATGAATCTTTATAAAAAATGCGTTCATCGGGATGGTATACCAAGACAAATGTTAAGTAATTATATTATACCAAAAATTAATTTAACTCTGGAAAATATATTATCTGTTGCACAATTTAAAGTATGGCTTGATTTAGATGAACTTAGACCCAAATTAAAATATAATGACAGACCTGCAATTATTGATTGTATTAGTGCTAGTGGTAAGGAAAGAACATTTTCTAGTGTAGTATTGAAATTTGCATTAAATCAAATTAATGTAAAAGCAAAACCAACAATATTTTTACTTGATGAAGTAATGGGTAAATTAGATGAGGATAGTATTGAAGAATTTATTGAAATATTACAATTAATAAAAAATAATATGAAGAAAGTATTGGTTGTTGAACATAATGCAAATATTAATCCTGATTATTTAATTAATGTCGAATTAAATGAAGATGGAATATCATCACTTATATTAGAATAAAAACGTATTCTAAAACTATTTATGGATAAACTGTAGATATGGATTTAAAAAAATATGATGAATTAAGAAAAAAGATTAACACTAAAGACTTTGAGGGTAATAATAAGGGTCTTGATAAGTGGTTATATTTATTCTCTTTTATTGGAAATGCTGGTTCTATTTTCTTTTCATACTTTCTTGTATATCCGGGTTTATTAAAAGCAATTACAATTAATTTAATCGGTGGTATTTGGGCAAGTATTTTTGCATTTACTTTCACAATAATATTTCTTGTTATTTTTGAAGTAATTAAACGATATTTAATTAGGAGTTTTTCAACAGATTTTGTTTCAAATAAAAAGAAAATAAAAGCAAGTATTGTTGGTTGGTTAACAATATCAGTTTCAATAATTCTTTTGAGCTTTTACTTATCAATAATTGGTTCAAAAAATTTGGCATCAACAAGCACTTATAAAGATAATGTTATTGAAAATAAAACAACAAATATTACCGATAGTTTATCAATATTATATGAAAAGAAAAAGAAAACATATGAGGATGATAATACAACTTTAAGAATGATTAATAATGATTTACGTCAAAAATTAACAGAAACTCCAGTTACTTATATAACAATTAGAAATCAATATCAAGCAAATATTGATAAAAATGTAAAAATTATTGAAATTAATCAAAATGAAGTGGATAAAATCGAAGATAAATTATCTCAAAATGTTGTTGATTTAAAAACAAATCTTAGTGAAGTAAAAAATGTTAATAAGACAGAAGATGTACAAAACATTATTTTATTTGTAATTGTTGCATGTTTTTGTGAAATTATCATTTTTGCTGGTGTATATTTTAGAGAATGGTTTGAATATAATTTATTTATTATACATCAACAAAAATTTGAAAAAATATATACGAAAAAAGATAGATATCGTTCACTATTAACATTTGTATATAATGATGGTAAATTAACAAATGGCGATAAAGTAATAAGTGGTTTAGAATTAAAAGAATTGGTTGCTGAGAAAACAAATATAGGAAATTCTAATAAAATGGTTGAAGGATTTTTATTTGATATGGATAGACTTGGAGTGTTTAATACTGTTGGTAAAAGAAGATTTATTGCTGTAACATATCATGAAGCAATGAATATAATTGAAAGTTTTGATGATACATTGAGAATATTAGAAAATATGAAATAATTATGAAAAATATTGAAGCATTAGAAAAAGGTAGACTCATTAAAGAGGCATTAAAAATTGTAGATAAACTTGCTAAATCAGATTTGGCAGATATAGACGGTAAATTTACAAATGATGATTTTGATTATGGAAGTTTACAAGATTTAATAATAAAATCTCGTTCATTAAAGAAAAATCAATGGTGGAAATTATTTTAAAATATGATTAGTCAAAGTGAAAATATAATTAAACGCTTACGAAAAGAAGGCAAAGTGACTGAAGTAATTATGACTTCTGAACAAATATCTGAATGGATGAAACAAATGGTGAAAATTAAAGAAGAATTTAGAATAAAAGAAATTAATTCTTGGCAAGCAGCTAAAGATGTGTATTTAGATTAAATTAAAATAATTATGAGTAAAACAGACTGGAATTTAAGATTTATGAGAATGGCTGATTTAGAGGTGGCTCAATGGAGTAAAGACCGTTCGAGAAAAATTGGTGCAGTAATTATTAAAGACAGAGAAATAGTTACAACTGGTTTTAATGGAATGCCACGAGGTGTTAATGATGATGTTGATGCCCGTCATGAAAAACCCGAAAAATATCATTGGTTTATCCACGCAGAATCCAATGCAATAATTAATGCAGCACGACAAGGTAAAAGTACATTAGGTGCTGATATATATGTTAATTTATTTCCTTGTGATACATGCGCTGGATTTATTGTTCAAGCAGGAATAAAAAAAGTTTTCTGTGATAAAGAACCTGATTTTAATGACCCTAAATTTGGTGAAGGATTTAAAAGGGCATTGATAATTTTATCTGAAGGAAGTGTAGAAGTTATATACATGAATTATGATGCACATAGATAATGAAACATATAAAATAAATGAAGTAAATCGTCATAAAACTCAAACAGTTAAAACACAAATTGTATTGGCATCAAGTTTGAGAAAAGATAGTTATTATATTACTAGATTATTACATAAAGATTTTGGTAAAACAAAAAAATGGAACACATATACTATTAGTAGAGATGGAACTATTTTTCAACATTACGATAATAAATATCATTCAGATTTTCTTGGCATTAAAGAAGTAGATAAACAATCTGTTTCAATTATAATGGAAAACATGGGAAGTTTATTTCAAACAACTGAAGGAAAACATATTAATTGGATAAATGAAGTTTGTGATGAACAAAATGTAATTGAAAAACAATGGTATGGATATAATTATTGGGAAAAATTTTCAGATACACAATTAGAAAGTTTAGTATTACTTTGTGAGGAATTATGTGAACAATTCAATATTCCAAAAGTTTGCATTGAATTTCATCATTATCATAAAGATACTATTAAATTTAGAGGTATTGTATTTAGAAGTAATTATATCGAAGATAGTAGTGATATAAATCCATTATTTGATATTTCCAAATTCAATGAAATGTTACATAAAGAACTTGTATGAAAAAAATTATAAGAAAAATTGGAGATTGGTGGTGGTTAAATGTTGGTTTTCATCATTACATGCATAAATTAGAGAAATATGTTAAAAAGAATTCAATTGTTTTAATATATACTGATGTTGATTAAGTATTTATAATAAAATTTATATGGATAATAAAAATATAAACAACAAAAGTACACCGAATCAAATGCGTATTCTTATGAAAAGAATACGTGAAGGAAAATATGAAGCAAGTGAATCACCAAAAGAAATGAAGAAGGATTTATCTATACGTGATATGCTTAAAATTACACGTAAAATTAATGAGGGTATTGGTGATGATGAACAAAAAATAGCACAGAATAAAAAAACCGTCTATGACCAAAGCAGAGAAGAAGAAAAATTTAATGATTTTTTTAGAGATATGAATGTTAATATTAAATTCATTGATTTAGAAATTTATGATAATTTGGTTTTCTGGGGTGGTACAATTGATGGTGTAATTCAATTTATTTATAAAGTAACACCCGATGAAAAAACATCAGGAGTTGAATTTAATTATTTGGAAGATTTTTCACCAGATAATCCCGAAAATGATGAAATTGTAGGTAGAATTGAATCATATTATGATACATTTTTTAAATACTGGAGAAATAACATGTTACAACAATAATAATTAAATTTATGAACGCAATATTATTAAAATTTTGGACGTTTTTAAAACAAAAAAACAATATGTTAATTGCAATTGTAATTGCTATCATTTTGTTTTTGTCTATAGTCGATTATTTTCAACATAAGAAAATTGTAGGACTGAAAGATAAATATGATACAGAAGTTAAATTAAAAGATGCTTTGCTGGATACTGTTCATGTTTATAAAAATAAACAAGGCGAAATGGTTGCTGAAAAATTGACAATGCAAGAAACAGTAAAAAATCTTAGCAAAATGTATGGTCAATTAACTGCTTCTCAACAAGAATTGATGGATAGAGTAAAAGATATTAATAAAAAGAATGATATTATTGCAGCAGCATTAATTCAAACCAATGTAAATCTTGATTCACTAAAAGGTGGAAAAGTTAGTATCAATGAAAAAGATAGTAGCATTACTTTTAAAGATTCAACAAAAAATATTAAATATGATTTATTAATTAGTCATGCAATTCCCGCATTAAAAAATGTTAAACCATTATTAACATTTAAAGAATTTTTACTACCAAATAAACAATTTATTGAATTTCATTGGGATAAAAAAGCAAAAACTGATTATCCCGTATCATTTAGTGTAAGTAATAGTAATGATTATTTTAAAACAGTAAATATTGATAGTTATGCAATTCCTGCAATTAATAAAGATAAGATAGATAAATCTGATTGGAAAAAATTTACTGATTGGATTGGAAAAAATAGTAAATATGTATTAATTGGTGGTGCTGGTGTTGCAGTAGGACATTTTCTTATAAAATAAAAATATGTTTAAGCAAACATATTCAAGAACACATGTTTTATTAATATGCGTTCTTTTTATTTTTAATGCCGATTAAGTATTTATAATAAAATTATTATATGAATAATGATGATGTAAAAAAAATCGTTAATGATGAAATTAATAAGTTTGTTAATGATGCTTTAGATAGGGAAGTTAAGAAAATACTTAAAAAATCTGGAAGTCAAACAAGAAATGAAATGATTTCAACAATAAAAGATAGTATGGAAATGGTGTTTAAGACATTATGGGTTAAAAAGGATTTTTGGAAGACAGGAATTAAGTAATCGATTGATTATTAATGAGTTATGAGAAGTAAAGAAGCAATTGCAAAAAGTAAAAGAAATTATTATCTAAGAAATAAAGAAAAGATATCACAATATGCTAAAGAATATGTTCAAAAGAATAAAGAAAAAATTTCACAACGTCAAAAAAGATGGTCGTTAATAAATAAAGAAAAAATTAAAAATCGATTATCTGAATATTATCAAAATAATTCTAATATAATAAAAAAACGTAGTTCTGAACGTTATTTAAATCAAAATAATAAAATTCGATTAAAACAAAAAGAATATTATAAAAAGAATAAAGAAAAAATTTCAAATATTATTTTAAAATATCGTGAAAAACATAAAGACAAAATTTCAAAATATTTAAAAAATTATAATAAAATTAATAAAGAAAAAATTGTAAAGCAAAGGTCTGAAAATTATTTTAGAAATAAAGAAGAACGAAATAAAAAAAATAAAGAATATAGAGAAAAAAATGGTGAGAAAATTAAGGAATATAACATAAAACGTAAAGAATGGATAAAAAATTATAATTATATATATAAAAAGAATAGAAATTCTAATGATGCTTTATATAAACTAACGACTAATATTAGAAGTTTAATTCGTTGTTCCATAAAATTAAAAGGCAATAAAAAATCGTCAAAAACACAAGATATTCTCGGTTGTACGTTTGAAGAATTTAAAAAACATTTAGAATCAAAATTTGAACCTTGGATGAATTGGAATAATTATGGGAATTGGAATGGATATCCCAAAGAAATAAATACTGCATGGGATATTGACCATATAGTACCAATGTCAACAGCAAAAACCGAAAAAGATGTTTTAAAGTTAAATCATTATACCAATTTTCAACCGCTTTGTTCATACACCAATAGACATATTAAATCGGGAAATATTATTACTATAAACAATTGATAATATTCAAGTATTTATACTAAAAAAGAACAAATAATGGCAACATTTAAACCAACATTAGCAAAACCGATAAGTGTACAGTCAAAGAAATATGAAAGTAATTTTAATAAAACTATGCATAACACTGCACCTGATGTTAAGTTAAGTGAAAGTATTGTAATGAATGAAATTGATTCATATTTAAATGAAGAAGATTTTAAACTTAAGAAAAAAATATTTTCATTGCCGAAAATGGAAGCATTAGTTTTTTCTGACCCAAAATTAAGTGCAGAATATAATAAAATGATGGGCGATGGTAAAGATGATAATACTGGAACAAATCGTTATGGATACCACGCAAACGAAACCGTTCAAAATATATTGTTCAATGATTATGTGCTTAATAGCCCAAAATATTTACAAAAATATAAAATGGCAATACCTGTAAAAAAAGAACGCAGGGACCAAAGCGGCATTAATCAATTAAAACAAGCAGGAGAAGAAAAAATGAAAAAGACTGACAGTACAGGAACTAAATTAGTTGAACCCAAAGTTAAATCTGAAGTTGATGAAACTAGTGAACCATTAACTAAAGTATTATTTTTAGTTAATGAAAAAGACCCCAAAAATCCTGATTTATTTGCATATTTTCCTGAAGAAAATTATGACAATAAAGGAAATTTAAAAGTGGGATATTCTCATGTTGGTCAACACGGTGGAGTAGACCCAAGGTATGCAAAAGAAAGTAGACTTGCAACTCCTGAAGAATATCAAAATCTTAAAACCGAACTTGAAAGTATTGGTTATAATTTTGATGTATTAAATTCTACAAATGAAAGTACGGGTGCTGCAGGTGGTTCTGGTGCATTCGCTCCAGCATTAGGATATAAGAAGAATACGATTAGTGAAGAAAATGAAATTGACGAACCAAATGAAGAAGATTGTTTTATTTCATCAAATGGTTATAAACTTTCAGTTAGTTGTGGTGGAAAATTTATTGGTGAATTTGTTGAAGACCAAGACGCATTTGATGCAGTAAAAACTTGGAAGGATTCTAATAAATGGTATCCTAATACATGGTTCATTTCAGACCACGGAAATTATTCTTTAGTTGATGATAATGGTAATATTCTTAATGAAATGACTGGTACTGGTGCTGCAGGTGGTGCAGGTGATACTGGAAGTAATGTAAGTGGTTCAGGGGCATATGTTGGACCTTCAGTATGGGGTAGTGGTGATTTAATGAAAGTAAAGGGTAAATCAAAAGTAAAAACTAAACCAATGTTTCCCGGTGGTACAATAATTCAAGAAAATAAAAATTATCTTGTTGACCCAAGTGGTTTTGAAAATTTTATTAAAATATTAAATGAAGAAGACCTTTCATATCAAACAAAATTAGGTCAAGAATATAAACAATCTCATACTGGAAGTAATAAAGGATTAGGCGTTAGTGAAATACCACAAACATCAGAACGTGAAAAAAGTAAAAAAGGAATTGATGATAATACATCATTATATATTGGTCAGGATGTCGATAAAATGAGAGATGACGATGTAAAAATTTTACATAATGATATGACACAAAAACATTCATATTTTCCGCATCCAGATAATCCAAATTTACCTGATGATGGTATTTCAGGTATTAATCAACAAGGTAAAGAAATAAGTAAACCTTTTGGAACAAACAAAGAAAAAGAAGATAATTTTATTATAGATAAAACAAATGCATTCACCAGTGATGCAGTTAAACATTGGAATAATAAAGACACTGGTATTGAATTAAATACAATAAAAACTGGCGACCCAGACAAACCAAATCTTAATACAATGGAAGAATCAAAAAAAATCGAAGAAAAAGCTAAGTCAGCATCACAACAACGTCTTTTTGGTATGGCACATGCAGTACAAAAGGGCGAATTATCTCCAAATAAAGTTAGTGATAAAGTTAATAAAATTGCAAAAAATGTTAGTAAAAAAGATGTTGAAGATTTCGCTTCAACTAAACATGATAAATTACCTGACAAGGTAGATGAAGATTCTACAACAATGGCAAATGCATCAAAAATGCAACCTAAAGAAGATTCAATGTCAAACAAAATGGATAATACTACAATGCCTGTTGGTATGCAACAAACAAGTGGTGGTATGAACGAAGATTTTAAATTATTAGAAGAATTAAATAACGAATTGAATGCTTATTCAATTCATCATCAAAAATTAATAAAAATGAGTGAAGATAGAAAACCATCTGCATTGGTTTTAAAAGACCGTGTTACTGGTGAAAATCCAGTCAATTTTAAGAAAGACTTACAACATAGTGGTACTAAAGAAATCATTGATGTTGAAAAAGAACTTCAATGGAAAGACCAACAAACTGATGTTGGCAAAGACCCACAAAAATTAGGTCAGGATATTGAAGAAAAAGAAATTAAAACAACAGATGCTAAAGGTGATGAATCTTTAAAAAATGTTGGCGATAGTACAAATAATAAAGGTGATGAAATTCCAAAACGTAATATGACAACTGAGGAACAAGATGAAGTTAATTTGTATCGTAATGGTCAACATAGTTTGGTTTATGATAATGAACCGGGAAAACGTTTTGAAGACCGCATGAAAAAAGACATGGGTGATAAAGTATATAATATAAGACAAAAACAACTTAAATTTAAAGGTAAAGCACCCATGTATAATAAAGACCCACAACCAATTGAAAAAGGTATTGATAAAACACAATTTAATAAAGAAAAATCTGGATTTAATGATGGTAAGGGTCTTAATGAATCAATGGTTACTGGTAGATATATTGATGCTTTAGACAAAAGACGTTTAATTGATTTTAAATTAAATGAAGTAAAAAATTTAATTACTCCATCTGGAACTGCAAGACAAACAGGTTTGTTTGAACTAGATTTTACTGGATTAGGTAATACATATAATAGTAAAACAATTGATAATAAAGTAATCGTTAATGAAGCAGTTGTTAAAGCAATGTCAGAACATAAATTTTATACAGATGGTAAGATAGTATTTGCGATTAAAAATCCTGTTCAGAAATTAAATGAAAATGAACAAAAAGTAGAAAAACCAGTAATAAATGAACAAATGGATAAAATGAAACATTTACTTGGCTACAATCCCGAAACATTTACAAATACGAATAATGTAAAGAAAAATAGAGGATTTTAATATATGGATGTTAATAAAATAACTAAAGAACAATTTGATACCGCATATAATAAGTATCTGCCAAATAAATGGATTAAATTCGCTTACAAATATTTTTCAAATGAAACTGAAAAGAAAAACATGTCATTAAAAAATACTATTTTATATGTTTTATTTGGATTATTTGGTGTTGGATTTATATGTACTATTTTTGGTTTATCAAAACCAATAATAGTTACTATTACAATTATATATAGTATTTTACTTGTAGTACTTGTATTTTATTTATTCAGTGCAGTGTTTCTTAACAATCTTAGAATAAATAAAATTTGTGAAAAACTCAATATAACTAAAGAAGAATATAATACTTTAGTTACAAAAATTTATAGCTAATTTGAGATTAATTTCTTAAATTTGTAAGGGTATTATGTATTTAATACCCTTTTACATTTATAAGTATTTATGAGAAAAATATAATAATGGCAAGGAGATTAACAAATATTACTTTTATTGAAAAGGCAAATATTATTCATAATAATGAATATGATTATTCATTAGTTCAATATGCTAATAATTATACTAAAGTAAAAATAACATGTAAAAAACATGGAGTTTTTGAGCAAACACCTCATAATCATTTAAATGGTCAGGGTTGTCCTAAATGTGGAAAAATAAAAAATCATTTATCTATCATACTAACAAATATTGAATTTATTGAAAAAACAAAAGTTATTCATGGTGATAAGTATGATTATTCATTGGTTGAGTATGTTGATTCAAAAACAAATATTAAAATAATTTGTCCTATTCATGGTATATTTGAACAAACACCAAATGACCACTTAAGTAATAAGGGTTGTTCTAAATGTGCTGGAAATTATATGGATAATAAATATTTTAAAGAAAAGTCAAATAAAATTCATAATAATAAATATAATTATTCATTAGTTGAATATAAAGATAATAAAACTAAAATAAAAATTATTTGTCCCATTCATGGTATATTTGAACAAAGAGCAAATAATCATTTATGTGGTATTGGTTGTTCTAAATGTAAACAAAGTAAAGGAGAAATTCATGTTATGAATTTTTTAAAAGAAAATAATATTAATTTCGAATATCAAAAGAAATTCAATAATTGTAAATATAAGTCATATTTATTTTTTGATTTTTATTTACCTAAATATGGTACATGTATTGAATATGATGGAATACAACATTTTAAATCAATTAAGTTTTTTGGAGGTGAAATTGGATTTGATGTACAACAGAAAAGAGATAAAATGAAAGAAGAATATTGTAAAAATAACAATATAAATCTCACTAGAATTAAATATGATGAAAATATAAAAAATAAATTGAATTTATTAATATAATTAAATTATGGTAAGTACGATAAGTAAGGAAAGATTGGCAGCATTAAATTGTGTTTTAGGACTTGATTGTAGTAAATATCAAGCAGATATTACTTGGAGTAAAGCAAAAGCAGCAGGAATTGATTTTGCATTTGTAAAAATAACCGAAGGAACTACAGGACATGAAGATAGCATTTATAATGTAAGGAATAGAGTTCTTGAAGCACAAAAAAATAATGTTAAAATATCTTATTATCATTTTTGTCGCCCCGGAGATATCAATAATCCCGAAGATGATGCTAATGCTGAAATAACTAATATTATTAATCATTATAATATATTACCAAAACCTAATTTTCCATTAGTTTTAGATGTTGAAGCATATGCAAACAATATTATTTGGAGTGATACAGAAAAAATTGACCATATGAATAAATTTATTACGGCATTTATTAGTGGATTAAAACAACGCAATATTTCAGTTATTATTTATTCATATAGAAGTTTTATTAATACAAATACTAATCATAGTTTTGGCTCAAATCCGCTTTGGGAGGCAGCTTATTTAGACGACCCAGAAAATTATCAACCAGCAGTACCACAAGGATGGTCAGAATGGAAAATTTGGCAATTTACTGAAAAAGGACTAATTGATGGTTATGTTGGTGATATTGACTTAAATATAATGAAAAAAGATTTTTTTAATAAATTTTAATGAGTAGTGTTCAAAAATATATTATAGTTAAAGATAGAGTTGAAATCTATAAAGATTTTGCTATGAATTTATTATATTATATTTTTAATTATTATATTGATAGAGAAAGTTTAAGTGCTGATGAAGATATTCGTAATCACTATATATGGTGTTTTAATAAAGTTTGTGATGAATTTAAACAAGAAAGTATTGATTTTAGTCAAAATAAAGAGTTAAAAGAATATTTTTATGCATATTATTACCATCAATTTTATAAAGTTAATAATAATCAGGATACATCAATAGGATATTATGAAAAATTTTGGAGAAATATATTCGAAATTGATAATCAAAAGAACAAAAATATAATTAATATCTTAATTGAAATATATAATATTTATGACAAATCAATTAATCAAGAAAAAAATGTTTTAGAGATTGTCTAAAAATCCTTGCATATTGTATTTATTATAATTAAATTTACGAACATAAAAATAATATTATTTTAAAACCAAAAAGAATTATGGCAAATTTGAAACTTGATTTATTAAATTATTTAAACAACAACAAGTATTATGAAGAACTTGAATTAGTTCGTCTTGCATCAGACCCAAATACAAATTATAAAGAAAAAATTGATAACATGGCTTGTAGACTTCGAAGCATTTCAATTTTGAATGCACAAATTGGTTTAGTTGCCCAATATTTTCAAGAACCAGCACCCGTACCTGCTGCCGAAACAAATACTCAGCAACAAGTAATACCTAAAGGACAAGTACATCAAGGTCAGAGTCACGGTGAATAATGAATATATTAACTGAAATATATCAATTTTTATTTATATCTTCCATCATTTTTATGATATATATCTTTGGTGATTTAGTTATAAAAATGTATGGGAGGTTTAAATTAGACAAAGAAACACAATTTGTTTTAACAATTTCTGAAAAAATCATATTATGGATTTCTTTAGGAATATTTTTTACATATTTATTTTAAATGAAAACAATTGAATTAGCACTACAGCTAGTAGAAGGTTACTTAATTTCAATAACTCGAAATACTGTCAATGGTTGGTATGAAATAGAAATTGGAATACCGAATAATTGGGTTTTTGACGAAAATGATGAAATTAAATGTGAAATTTTAGCTGAAGATAAATCAGGTAAAATGATAAAAATATCACCTAAAAATCAAAATATTGTTATTGATGACCTAATTGCATTTTTTGAAATTATTATTAACACCAATAAGAAAATTGCCGAAAAAGAAGAAGAATTTAAATTGCAAATGGAAGAAATGAAAAAGGGTCTTGAAAAAAAAGCAAGTGCATTCTTTAAAGAATTAGATGAATTAAAAGAAAATTCATTTAAGAAAATTAATGATAATTTCGTTAAAAACATACATAAAGACAATAATGATGAAAAGAAATTAAAAAAAACCAGACAACCTAAAGTAATTTTATCTACTGGTGAAACAAGTACAACAAAAACAACCACAGAACTATTAGAAATCGATAAAGAATAATTTTATGACTATTGATAAAAAAATATTATCAATTGATTATAATGATGATGATAAAGATATTACAGCATTTAATGAATATCTTGAAACAGATACTGTACGAAAGAAAAATCAAACAATTTCTGAAATTGAAAAAATGGGTAATTTTTATCTAAAAGAAATTAATAAAAAAAAGAAACAAAAAGAACTTAAAAAAACTAAACTAATTCCATATATCATAAAACATTCAAAAGGTAAATATGATGTTGATGATATTGAGGAATTAAATTCATATAGTTTCGAAGATATTCAAGATATTTATAATCAAATAAAAAAAGAAAATCGTTCAACAATTTCAAAATATTTACATTTTCTCTTTAATATTAATTAAAGATTAATTACATTTGTATTATAATATAAAAACAATCGTATATGGCAAATCAATTATTTGAAGATGTATTTAACAAAGCAAGCATTTATGAAATGCTTTTCTTTAATGTAAAATCAGTTCTTATTTATTCTACACTTAAAGACCTTGAAGAAAAAAACAAATCTTTATTTGATAGTTGGAAAGATTTAGCGTTTAATAAACATTATCCAGATAAAATATATAAAGACCTTGTAGGTGATGAACTTCGCCAATTTGAAGAATCCATGTATCAAAATAATGCACCAAACTATCCTGAATATAGTAGAATTATTACTATAACATATGCAATGTTATATATGGAAAATGGTACATTGAAAAGAAGTTTAAAAAAATTTACAGGAGAAAATGAACATAATATAATTGAACAATTTATGGATATTTTACATCAATTATCAAGTGATGGTGAATTATCAACCCCTAAGAATTTTCCAATGCTTTGTGGACATAATATCATAAGTCATGATATTCCCCTTTTAATTAAAAGATTTATAATTAACAAAAATAAATTTAAAACAAATAAAGAATTACCATTAATTTTGAAAAAAAGTTTAATTATGAAACCTTGGGAATCTGGTATTATTGATACTATTAATGTCTGGAAATTCAATGGTTATGATTATATGCCATTAATGCTAATTTCTGATTTTATGAATCTTAAAAGAACGGTAGATTTATTACCAAATAATGAATTATCAAAATATTATTGGAATAATGTCGTAGAAAACCCAGAAGAAACTCTTGAATTTATATCATTACAATCAGCTACACAAACAAACCTTGTCATTCAACTCATGAATGAATTAAGACAATTATAATAACAACATAAAGAAATTAATTATCTAAAACAAGAAATTAATAAATTAAAAAAGTAAGATAATTATGGAAATAAAAAAGGGGTGTGTCATTTCAAGTGGTGGTGCTTGGGGTGCATTCGGTGGTGGTACTTTAGCAAGAATTAATAAAGATTATAACACCATTGTTGGAGTATCAACTGGAAGTTTATTAGCACCACTTGCTGCATTAAAAGAATGGGAATTACTTAAAGCAGGATACACAACAGTTACAAATAAAAATATTTTTGATACATATTGGTATAAACCATATCCTATTTCAAAAACAGGTAATATTAGAATATTACCAATAATAATATCATTATTATTAAAACAAAAAACTATTTGCACATCAAATGTTTTAAGAAAAACAATTGATAAATTTTTTCCCAAACAATATTTTAATGAATTAAGAAAACAAAATAAAGAAATATTAGTTGGTACACAAAATTTTGCACAAGTACCTTCAAAAATACATTATTTTAGTTCATTAAATGAAGATTATGAAGATATGAAAGATTGGATGTGGTGTAGTACCAATGTTCCATTTTTTACTTCTTTAGTTAAAAAAAGTTGGAATAATGAAACTGGAAGTTTTCATGTCGGTTTATGGAGTGATGGTGGTTTAACAGATTTGGTTGGTATTAATCAATTAATAAATAAAGGATTTAATGAAATTGATATTATTTTGCATAGAACAAAAAATACTGACGTTTATGAAGGTAAAAAAATTAATAGTCTTATGGAAAATGTAACCACCAGTATTAATGCTATGAGATATGATATTGAATTTGAATATTTTTATGATAGAATAAAAAAATTAAATCGACAAGGTACAAAAGTTACAATCTATTGGTTACCAAGAAAATTAAGTTCAAATAGTATGATATTTAATCAAGAAGAAATGCTTGCTTGGTGGGAAGAAGGATATAATACGGCATTAGACCCAAAAAGAATTGAGGTTTTCCAGCCAATTACTAAAAAACAATATTTTAATCGATTTTAAGCCTTAATTTTTCTTTAAGGTCTTCAGGTAAGTATCCATATATATATTGGCTAAATCCTACCCAAAAATTCCATTCTGATAGTAATTTGACCTTATCATCATAAGATAGTTTGTTCCAAAGATTATATGCTTCAATATCGTTTTTTATACTTATCATTAATAATAAATACTGAAATAGATTTAATTAATCCATTTCAATATATTAGCAAATTTATCTTCAATATATGGTGCATCATAATAACTATCATATTCATCTTCTTCCATATAAGCACATCTTATATTATAAACTCCATTAAGTAAATAGTTAAACATATCGAACATTGTATCAAAGAAAATATACATATTATTTTCATGATTAAAAATAAATGCGAAACTTTCTTTCCATCCATCATTTTCAACTTCGAGAGAATAATTAAATATAATTCCTAATGTTTTACTACCATCAGAATATTGTTCTTCATGTGCCGATTTTAGTTTTGTTCTCATTTTTCTTTATATTAGTATAAAATTTAGAATTTGAATGCCTTCTTAATATATAATCTATATAATTAATTGTTTCTTGAATTGGTGGAATACCACGAAATTTAAATACTTTTTTAATACCTGCATTATATGATGCAAGAGTTAATTTCCATGAATATTTATCAGTACAACCTTTACCACGCCAATAATCATATAAATCTTTTACCATTGTTAATCCAATATATATATTTTTTTGATTATAAGTAAAATTAAATGTGTCAATATTAAGCATTAACGAATATGCATCTTCTGTTTCCGGCATAAGTTGAAAAAAACCTTTTGCACCTACAGGTGAAACAATAGTATCAATAAATTTTGATTCATTAAATACTAATCTAAAAATCGTTCTTATTGGTAATTGAAATTCCATTGTTTTATCATATATAAATTCTATATCATTAGTATCTACATAATTTGGAATTTTAATCTCTGCCTGAAACTCAATAGTATCAATCATTTTATGTATTTTTTCTAATCTCTTTTGTTGTTTAATTTGATTAAGTTTTACTCTTTCATTATCACTACCATGAGTTCTCATCATATTAGGATTACCAATATTTGTAGCACTCATAATACAAGTAAAGAGAATTACAGTCATAAATAATATTTTTTTCATAATTTAATTTTTAATAATAATGTTATTTATTGAAAATCAATTAGTTGCTAACTATAAAAATTTTAAATATTACCACAAATTAGTGGCATTTTTAAACTAAAATGCCCGAAAAACACTATTTTTTCGGGTATTGCCTTATATATTGGAGAAATTTGACCTGTACTTTCAGTAGAATCGGCAAATTTATATGTTTTTTTTAATTGTTTCAAATTTTATTGTTTTAATTTAAATTTATAAGCAGATATAAATACTGTGATATTTTTAATTTATTAAACAATTGATTTTCAACGTTTTTTAAATTCTAAATTACCAACTATTTGATATACATCATATAAAATATCTTGTACTTTTTCAATCTTTTTTCTTAATTTTTTATGTTTTATAAAAACAGGATGTTCAATTAAATGAGTTTCAATAATCATACTAACTACATGAGACCTATCAAGTGCTTCATGATAATAAAATTTAGATAATTTATTTTTTTTCTTTGCCATTAATTTTATTCAATTATTTTTACATATTGACGTTTTTCCAACATTCTTTCGATTGTTTTTTCTGGTGAATATAGAAATAAATAAGAATTGTTAATTCTATTAAAACCACATTTATTAGCGATTGCAAATAATTTATATTCATTTATTTCAGTATCTTTTTTCTTAACTAATTCATCAAGTAAATAATATTCATGTGCTGGAACTTTAATAATTTCAAATAATTTTAAATTTTCTCTAACTTGTACTGATTTACGATTATAATAATAATCAGCATCAATAGAATTATCTTGAAATGGTTTAATTAATGCAATAATTGCAGTGTTTTTATCATAAAAATCCCTATAAATCATTTCAATGAACTCTTCAGTTATTCCACGTTTACGATAATCTTTACGTAAAATAAAAGAATAAATAAAAACAATTTTTTTAAAATCTTTTATTTCAATTTCTTTATCTTGAATAACATTTATTAATTCAGAAAAAGTATTTTCAACAATACGTTCTGTAATTAATTTATTCAAATTCACGTCAAATTTTATTCCTAATTCAATATTCCACACTGAAAATCCATATTCACCAATAATAAGTGGTGGTTCTTGATTAGCTATTTTAATTTCTGATACACATCCTTCATATTCGGTAATAATATTTTCATCATCATTTACAAGGTCAAAATTTTTACGATAACCCTGTGTTTTGAATGTGATATTACTCCATAATCTCCAATCACTATCATTCATTATGCAAATATATGTAAAATTATTTTAATATGCAAATTCATTGTAATTCATTTGATTTTCCCATCTTGGTAAGTAAATCAATATAATAATTCTTTATTTCATTAACATGTAAATATTCTTTAGGTTCAAAATTCTTATCAATCCAATCCATCCAATAAAGTTGAATACCGAATCTTTCTATATCATTAATAAAATCATTAATGGTAACTGGTATTGATAATATATATTTTACAGTATTTGAAACATTTTTATAAATAACATAATGTTTTGGATAAAATTCAAGAATAATTTTATCATCATTCGTGAATCTATACCAATTCATCATATTCTTACAATGCCAACCCTCAAAAAGAGTTTCACAAGATTTTTCATTAAATACTGGATATAGCATATCAATAGTGAAAGAAAGAGCGAGAAATTGTTTGAACTTCTCGCTCCCTGTTGTTTGTATAAATGGAACTACCTTTATCATTTATTTTATTTCTTTAATATCATATGTTCCATCACTTTTTGGTGTAAAACGCCAAGTTTTCCAATAATAATCATCATCATGTCCATTATCACTGATAATTATCAATAAGCGTATTTCTACATTACCATTATCCAATTTTTTTACATATCCATTGCTAACACCATTTTTAACATAAAGTAAATCTTTAAGGTCAGTTTTACTTAAATATGTATAACTATATGATGCTTCACCATTAGAAGTACAACCATTATAATCAGTTTGAATAATATCTGAGGCAACATTCCATTTACCATTATCATAACGAAGTAAATAAAGATTCCTTTCTATTTTTTCTCCATAATGTAAAACAGGAAAATTCTGAATATTAAGTGTATCTGCATATGAAATCAAATACAATTTGCCATTTTCACCATAAAATGAATATGTTCTTGTTTTTAAATATTCATTTAAATCTCCACCCTTTTGTGCGCACCAAACTCTTGTTTCATCAACATCAATATATGATGGGTATGTTCTAAATCGACTTAGTTGTAGATGTTGTTTTTGCCCAAACAAATTGGCAGTAAACAGAACAATTATTAATAATCCAATAAACTTTTTCATCTTTTTATTTATTTGTTTACTTGAATATACGAAAAACAAGCATAAATGTTACAAAAAACACGTATTTTTGTACGTGTTTTTGTATTTTAAATAAAAAATGGTCTTATTTTAACTTATATTCACCGACTGCCAATACCATAAGATTGGTAGGCATTTTTTTGTCTTTCATCTCAGTTTTCATTACTGCATCAATGTAATAATCAGAAAAAATTTCACCTATATTTAACCATGTCCTGTCATTTATTTCAAAAAGTGTTTTTTCTGTATCAGCATTAATAAATTTAACGGTTAGTCTTGGAGTTTCTTTCGCATATTTCATAATATTTGTTTTTCTTCGGTTTCTTTATTTTGATTATTCATTGTAGATAATCCAGATAATAACTTAAATACATCAAAAAATATCACTTTAATAATCCAAATTATACATACCCATTGAAAATATGTAATATTAATTGTAGTAAGTGATTGTAATACTAATTTCCATATAACGGAAATAAAAATCGCAATAACAATAGATTCTAAAAAGTAATATACCATTACTGGAAAAATAAACCATATGTTTTTAAAATTATCCATAATACTCTTAATTATTTAGTGTAAAATTAATTAAATTTTTAATAATTCCTGATATTTCTTAACATAACTTATTTAGTTTATATTAATAATACATTCAGATGAACCCTTAAAATAAATTTTAGGTTTATAATGAATTAATAAATTATTCTTTTTATATTTTTCTTCCATTTCCCAAATTATTGACCTGTTAAGATTTTGTAATTTAATTTCTATTGTATAATTATATGGCATTTTTGTTTTTGAATTAAACCTATTTTTTATTTCTCCAGTGCAAATTCCATATTTATAAAATTTTTCATTTTCATTCCAACAATTTAAAATATAAAAGGTTGCAATACCTTTTTTGGAAATCCAGTCCAATTTTTTAAAATTATTATTTTCTCTACTACATTTTTTACAACCCCTACCTTGTAAATGTTTATTGGGTGTTTGTAAAAAATCACCATGTATTGAACATGTTATAATTAATTTGGTTGAAGTATTAATATATTTGGCATTAAAATAATTATATTTATTATTATGTACTGCATTAGATTGGTTTATAAAATTATTTAAAGATTTAGGTCGTCTATTTTTTGCTAATTCCATTCCACATTTTGAACACCCATGCTTTAAATGATAATTAACTAATGTTTTCATTATACCATGTTTGGGGCAAATAAATTCAAATTCTGTAGTTTCTTTTAAATAAAGAAATTTTTTATAAACATATTTGTTGAAATGAATATAATTAAATTTATTTACAATATATTCATATTTATTTAATGCAGATTGTACTGTAGGTTTATTTCCATGTAAAAGTTTATCTGGTGTACTTTTTAATAATCCAAATTTATCTTCAATTAAAATATGGTCTCTCATTTTTTATATTCACCAATTACTTTAAATTTTTTATTTTTATAATGAATATTATTTTCAATTAATTTCATTAAAAATTCTTGATGGATTATCATAACACTATGGTAATTTAATATTATATGTTTTAGATAAATACAATAATGCTTCAGCATTTCCTTTTACATCAAATTTGGGGTTATGATTATGGGATGTTATTCTATGTTTTTTCCATTTATACCACATATCGTGTTCAACACCGCAAAACAAATCCCCAATCCTTCTTGAACTCCAAGAAAATGGATTACTACCATAAAATTTATGAAAATAATAATTTAAACATACACCAAAATCATAACCATTATTATCTGAAATACCTATTGGTTGACCATTTACATTTTCTTTTAACCAATCTGCAAATCTTTTCATTACTATATAAGGTTCATCAAATTTAAGATGTTCTTCTCTACTAAAACCACTTATAGCTAATGCATCAGGATTCCATTTATCAGAAATTGGTCGCATTTGTCCATAAAATGTTTTAGAAAGTGATGGTTCAACAATTATTGCAGCAAAACAAACTATTGAATAATCTGGCATATATCCACCATCACTTTCAACATCGACACATATTAATTTATTTTTATTCATACTTTTAATGCCATTTTTTGTAAATTTGCTTTAAATGCTTGCCTTGCAAAAATAAATAAAAATATTTCATAAAGTGTATGCATTAATGCAAAAGCATAATGAAATATTGTTACAAGTAAAGCAACAATTAAACCAAAAGTTAATTTATACATCCAACCATTAAAACGATTGAATAATATTACAATTCGTTTCCAATGGATTTTTTCTTTTTTCCAAAGAATTATAAATAAATTTGTTTTCATAATTAGAATGGTATTTTACGAATTAATGAATCTGGTATTAACTTATATTCCTTTGGTGGAATATAGAGAATAGTAATTGTTTTAATACGTGGTAAACTAAAACCAGTTAACCAATTACTTTTAGGTACATCATAGATTAATTTTTTCTTACATCTATATGCAATACTATCAGCATTACTTGGAGCAAGATATACATCATTTAAATCATCATAATCTTGTTTATATGATTTATAAAATGTTCCAACAATAATATTATTATCATCTTTATTTTGAGTATAAAGAAGAATAGTAACAGGTTTTTGTTTATGCAAACTATCTTTTTTATTATAAAAAAATTCGGTAGCATAATGATTATTAAAATAATCATAATCTTTAATAAAATGAGTTTTATTTTTAAAAAGACTCTTTTGTACAAAAAAGGTATGTAATGGACTTGTAGATACAATTTCTGTTTTGGTCTGCAAATGTCCACGAATAATTAAATTAGTAGTAAGTGTGACAACTAATGCCACACCACCACTAATTAAAAGTACTAAGTATCTATTTTCCCAAAAATTACCTTTGAAAAAACAAAGACAAATAAAGGAAACTATTATAACTGATAATATAAACGTTAACATAACTTTAAGTTTTAAGTGTTAAAAAATTACTATTTTTCTTCCTCAGTATCAACCCATTCAATTCCCGGACAATAATCACTGTAACTTGCATTGAAATATTCACCAAATACGCCACTACTATTTTTAAGACCGTTACCTAATGCTTTCAATAATTTCCAAATAAGAATACTTAATGGTATAAGTATGAATTTAAATATTAAATTATAAAATACGAATTTAATTGGTATACATACTATGTAAAAAAATCCATATACTATTCCATGTACTGCATATTTCACTGGATACCAAATTAAATAAATCAATGGTTCAATATACCATACTTTTTTACCAATTTGATATTTATTAACTATATTTTGTAACCAACCGCCAATAAGTACATAAAGTATATAGATAATACCGACAGCAACAGCACCTAAACCAATACATACAAAAATTACCCAATTTACAATACACCAATCAATAGCAGCAATTATACAATATGTAAGACCATTAACTGCAAAATATGTTACTGCAAGTAAAAACAATGTAATTAATGCACCAACAAATTGTTTTGTTCTTTTAATAATGTTTTTTAAATTAGCAGGATTAAAAGTAAATGCATTTGAAATTGATGTAGATATTTTTTTAAAACCATCATTAATTGGTTTCATTCTGGCATCCCATTTAGCTTTTTTTATTGCTTGAAGACGTTCACGTTCAGCTTTTCTACGTTCAATTTCTTCTTCTCTTTTCTGTGCTTCTTCTCTAAAAAATTGACGAGATTTTGCTAATTCTTCACGCCATTTTTCCCATTTTACTAAAAGTTCTTGCTTCTTTTTTTCATATTCTTCTGGATTTATTTTACCATCAAGATGATATTTTTCAAGCAAAAAATAATCCAAAAAATTCTCATCGGATTTATCAAAATATATTTTTGCAGTTATTGGCATTTTTGTATCATTATTCCAATACATGCCATATACTTGTCGTTCATCGATATTCATTATCCAACCATCAGTAAGTTTTTTCAATCCCCAAAGCAATGTTTTAGGGATTAATAAAAATATAAATTTAATTAAATGTCTAAGTAATACAAATATTACCATAAATAATGAAAACAATAATAACCAAAAATAAGGACAACCATTTTGCATTGTTTTAGGGGTAGGTGCATTACTGCGAAGTACGAATTTAATCAAACGATAATGCCATGATTTCATACTAACTCGCATTAATTTAGGTTTTTCAGATAAAGTGATAAATTGTGCATCACTTTCTTGCAGATATACTTTTTCATCAATAGTAATATTACCACTATCAACTTCAACGATTTTAATATAGTAGTCGTCAACACCATTTTTATAGAGAAATCCTCTATAGTGAGCAATATCTGGTCGATTATATTCAACCACCTTGTTCAATAATAATTCTAATTTTTCGTTTTTCATTTTATAATAAATTAATTAATTTAAAAATCTTATCTTTAACATTACTTTGTTTTAATACCTTCATTTGCCATTGGTGTTCTAATGAAATTGTTAGGAAGCCATTTCGATAAATCAAGGTCATCAATTGCAATAAATTTTTTTATCTTATGGCCTTCAACATATTTTAATATTTCATTTGCACGACATTCTTCTAATTCAGTTAATTTAAAATATTTAATACCCCATAATTGCGGTGTAATATCAAAAATTTTTACATCGACCTTATTTATTTCAAAAATACGATTAAGTTGTTCAATAGTATAACTATCTTTCCAATCGCTTGACAATATAATAATTGGTTTTGTTTTTTCAATAATTTGATTAAACACTTTCACGCATTTTTCATCGAATTTATAACGATGATATTCGGAATTCCATTTATCTTTATTAGTATAATATTGAGTGGTGGTACACATAACACCATCTAAATCTAAAAATAAAACCACATTATTATTCATTTTCATGTTTCCAATGATAATTTTTAAATAATCTTTCTTTCTTTATATTATAATTTAACGTGTTTTCGTGACAATTCATTTCAATACTTGCTTCTCTAATTGTATTCCATATTTTAATTATATTCATATTTTTATCACATTGTATTACTTTTTTTAAATGACGAATATTATTTCGATAATTAATATTTTTTAGAAATATATTATATTTTCTTTTTAAATAATATTTGAAATTAGCATCACAATATATAAATTTTAAAAATCTATGTGCATCTGAATACAAATACATTTTCCAAACATTTTGTTTATTTTTACTAACATCACAACAATATTTTGGTTTAATATTTAATTTATTTAAAATATATTCTTTAATATATAATAACATTTCATTTGTAGAAATTAAATTAATTACTAATCTATTTTTATTTATCCCTTTCAATGAAATTGACCCATCACCATCAAATAATCCAGCAATAAAATATGAATAGTATTTCTCTTCAATATTTGGAAATTCCAATACATTTGTTTTATTATTAGTAATACCTAAATTAATTAAATGCTGGGTAAATATTTCATTGCCAATCTGAATACTATATCCAGTATATGTTTTATTTGTTCGTTTATCAAAAATTTCCCTTTTACTAATTTTATGTTCTGCGCCAATTGCTTCTTTAAATCCTACAATTACTTCTAAATCTTTAGATATTAAACTAACCTTATTGTTTGTTTTTTTAATATTACCATCAGCACATATAAATCCAAGCCAATATGCTTTATCATTAGAATTAATTTCTTTAAAATAGTCAATATTAAGTGCAAGATGACTCATATTTAATCTACTCTTTTTATTTATAATTTTATTTTTCCTTAAAATATTACTAATTTTTGGCTGAGTACTGTTATATAGTAATGCAATTTCTTTTTGCGATTTAATTTTCGATAATTCAATAATTTCTTTTTCAAATGTTTGTATTGTATCCATAATTATATTTTAGTTATAAATACTTCTCCATATCCAAAAATATTATTGTTGTCCATTTTTTTACTTATACTAATAAAAAATTAATAGGTTACAAAATTACGAATATTTTTTATTCAATACCTAATACTTCTTTAATTATTTTCTTAAATATTTCTTTAGGCATTGCACCTAAAGACATTTGTGGCATACCTGTAAGAGGTATAAAAAGTATTGAAGGTATATTTTTAATATTAAAAGCAGATGCTATTTCATTTTCTGCATCAGTATCTACTTTATAAAAATCAATATTTTGATATTCCTTATTAAGTTCATCAAGAACTGGAGCAATTGCTTTGCAAGGTGAACACCAATCAGCATAAAAATCAATAATTGCAGGTTTACTACTTTTAAATGACCATTCAGTTTCTTTTGAAAAGTCAAATATTTTTTCTTTAAATGTTTCTGCTGTTAAATTTTTCATATAATTAATTATTATAATTTATCTTTTAATTCCTTATCCCAATCAATACTTAAACCATTTTTTAATACTTTCATATTTATTTCAATTTTTTCCACACCTTTTTCAGGAACAAAAGATATTTCAAGAATACCTTCTCTGGTTTTTTCATTAATATCTAAATTAACGTTACTACCTTTTTTAGCAAGCATTTCTTTAATTTTTTCTGCTTGTTCATAATTTTCTTTCATTATAGAATAAGCATAAAATTTACCTAAATTTGGAATAGAAAATTCATTAAAATCAATATCCTCTGGTAATCCAATATCAATAAAACATAAATTATTCATATTGGCTTCTGGGTCAAATTCTTCTTTAATCCATTTAAGAATATGTTTTTTTAATTCATCTTCCCATTCCATAATAATTTAAAATTTTTAAATTTATTATATTTTCTTATTAAATAAATTGTTGAATCATAATATAACCAATCCATGAATTTAATTACTTGTTTAGTGTCACTTAAACGAACAGCACCAATATTTTTATATCTAATAGTTGATTTAATATTTACATTAATGGTTTTTTTATATATTTAGTTAATTCATTACAAATATGTATGTAAAAGTACCATTAATGATGATAATTAAATTTATTTATTTAATTTCTGCCAAATAGCACAACAATAACCAATTTGGTTTTTACAATCATCTAACGCATAATGCACCATACCACTTATAGGATAATGTTCTTTAACTTGTGGAGCAAATGAAACTAATGTACGTACATCTCTTTCATTTCTAAAATTCCAAGGAGTACCTAATTTAAGTGCAGTATATGCATCCTCCAATATACCAATATCAAATCTTGCACCATTTCCCCAAATTTGAATATCTTTAAAATCATTTTCAAATATCATAAAAGTATTGAACAAAACTAATGCACTTCTGAGGTCATTACCTTTTTTACAAATTTCATTTCTTGCTGCTTCACTTTGTTGTAACCACCAGTAAAGTGTACTACCATTAACTATTAAGCCAACATCAAGACATGATTGTAAATCAATTCTTTCATAAAATTCTTTACCTAATTCACCTGTTTCAAGGTCAAATTCAACAGCACCAATTGAAACAATTACTGCATTGCTTTTATTACCCATTGTTTCAAGGTCAAGCATAAGATGTCCTAAATTTTTCATAAATTATTTATATTTTTATTATTGTGAATATAATCCAATATTACCCAAAGTTTTTCAACTTCATCCATATCGAGATTATCTTTATACCAAGTTAATGCTTTTTTAAAAATTGGTTTGCGATATTCGTATTCTTCAACATATTTTTTATACATTGAGCTATTATGTTCTTTACTATATTGAGCATTAGCAAGCATATCACACATTTTAAGAATTATTGCACGATAATCTCTTACAGTTTTACCCATAGTAAGTAAATGTCGCATCAAACGATTTTCTGCTGGAACATCAGTAACTGCTAATGTAATGTCTACAACATCTTTATTTGATATTATTTTGATATCATTATATGATTTTTTTGCATCTTCCAACAAATCATGTGTGTAGCATGCTGCAAGAGTATTAATAAAATCATTATGATTACAAAATATATTCATATGATTATTTAATGTATCGACAACCATATTAATATGAATAAAATAATTTCCATCATTATATTTACAATTAGCATCATCATAAGATTTTTGCGCAAATTCTTTTATTTTTTCTAAATTTATCATGATGCAAAAATAATGAAATAATTTAAATAAAAAATTTTTTTTACTATAATTTTTATAAAAAATAAATATTATTATAGTATTATTAATTTTTTTATTTACATTTGTCAAAAAATATTTAAAAGTTTGTAACCTTCTGATAGAAGATTCGTTTAATAAAATAAAAATTATGATTAATATAATTAAAGTTAGTGGATTTCATGTTTTATCTAAAGGAGACCCAACTATTGGTATAAACGATGTTCGATGGAAATTACAACATGATTTTTATTTTGATAATCAAGAAGAACTTGAAGTTTTTCGGAAAGATATAAAATCATTATTTGAAAATTATTGTGGTGAAGTTACAGTAAAAACTTTTGAAGAAGTAGATGAATTAATTGATGGAAGCGGAACTTAATAAATATAATTCAATAATTTTTCTTGATATAGATGGGGTACTTAATTGTCAATTGTTTTATACTGAGAGATATAAACATTTAACTCAATATGATGGTATACCTTTTTATAAAACAGTTAAGAAATATTTACGCAAAATGTTAAAAGCAAATGAAATTTCAAAATTAGATTATTATAAAAATGAAATTTGTCCTATGCGCATAGATTTATTAAATAATCTTTGTAAAGAAACTAATTCTGCTGTAGTATTGTCGGCTTCAATGAGAAATGGACATACCCTTGAAAGACTTCAAGAAATTTTTAAATATTGTGGTGCAACATTTACTATTATTGATAAAACAAAGCATACTGGATTTGAAAGAGGAACTGAAATATCACTTTGGTTAAAAGAAAATTGTATGAAATGGTTTGGTATTCATTATTATGATTTTTATCGTTTTGCTATAATTGATGATGATAGTGATATGCTTCTAAATCAACAATTCAACTTTTTTCAAACCGATAATTATTCGGGTTTAACCCCTAATATTTGTTATAGAATAAAAAGATTTTTTATACATAAAACATTTTAATTATGAAAAGGATTATAAATTTTATATTATTTATTACGATAATTGCAATTGGTATTTTTTTTGTTGTTGTACAAAAACATAAAGGTTTTAAACCCTCTACTGTAGTTTTAACAGAACAAAATCCACAAAAAACTTATGAACAAGGTCTTTGGGATGGTTTTAATAAAACTGTGAAATATCTTCACGATAAAAATTATCTCACAAAAGATTCAATTAAAATTGAAATTAAAGAACTTGATAGTGTTTTACATTCAAAAATAAAATAATATGGGAAATAATGTTAAAATTGTCTCAGTGATTAGAAATAATGAAGCATATGTCCGTTGTGGTGATATTATTAAAACATTATATGTAGATTTAGCAGATGCTACTGATGATGTTCTTAAAAAATATTTAAGAGCACAAATTGAAGTATGGGAAGATTATGAAATAGGTATTTTAAGACAATACAATAATAATTATTAAAAATTATGACAGACCGTGAATTAATTGATAAACTAATTAAATCAAATAAACCATCAGATATATTCCCAGATGATTGGAAAAAATTGTATAGGGATTATTGTAAACTCATTCATCCAGATTATCATCCAAATTCATTAGCAGCAGAAGCAATGGCGAAAATGAATAATTATAAAGATATTCTGGAAAATGGTACAAAATTTACTGATGAAAGCGGTGATTTTAGAGTATTTGAAAAAAAAATCGAATATATTGTAACTGATGCTAATAGAAAATTAATTACGAAATCAGTAAATAATTATAAACAACTTATGGCAAAAACTGACAAAGCGTCAGAAAGTTTTCATAGATATCTGCCAGAAAGTATGGTCTTAGAAAAAAATAAACTTACTATAAATTTAAAAAACCGTAGTGTTCCTCTTACTGGACAGAAATTAAAACAAATTCATGTTAATTGGTTGTTTAGTAGAATGTTCGAGTTTGTGCTATGGTTAAGGCAAATTAGCTATTCTCATATGGGATTAAATCCTACAACAGTCTTTGTAGTGCCTGAAACTCATGGAATTATAATAATTAGTTTCTATCATATGACCACATTATTTAAGAAAGCTGAAACAATTTCGGCAAAGTATAAAATGTGGTATCCTACCACTCTTTTTTCAGAAAAAATAGCAACTCCTGATATAGATTTGGAGCTTTGTAAAAAAATTGCATTATATTTGTTAGGAGATAAGTCAGCAGCAGGTACTAAATTAAAAATGGATAAAGTTAATGTAAATCAAAATATCTTAACATTTTTGTTAACAAAACATAAAAATCATGTTGATGAATATAAACAATATAGAGAAATATTGGCAAAAAATTTTGAAAAGAAATTTTATTTATTAAATTTGTAACTTAATTTTTTTATATAAATATAATGAGTTTTATTTAAATTAAATAGTATTAACAATTAAAATTTTAAATTATGGGATTTAATACAAATGATGCCAAGTCTTTCGAAGATATGGCACAAGAACAAGAAAATGCAGAAGTAAAAACTGCAGAAGAAGCAACTAAAGTTGCTGATACCACAGAACCTGTAACAGAAACAGGTGATAAACCTTGCGAATGTACAGATGAAAACTGTGAATGCAATGACGAAACAACTAAAACTAAATAATTATGGGTGGTGGTAAATGGTCACATGATGCATATACGCACATAAGTGCAAGTTATGCAAGTAAAAGTGCAGATGATATTTTTTCAAAATCTGCAATAAATGATATGCTTCCAAAAAATATTACAGTTAGAGAATCTCGTGACAGTGATGAACATCCAAAATCTTTAGCAATAATGATTTTTCTTGATGATACTGGTAGTATGGGTAGAATTCCTGAAGATATTATCAAAAATGAACTCGATACTCTTATGAATACTATTATTGATAATGGCGTAGAACATCCACAAGTACTTTTTGGTGCAATTAATGACCACCATTGCATCAGTACTCCAATTCAGATAGGTCAATTTGAATCAAGTACTGAAGACCTTGATAAATGGTTAAAAAACGTAGCTATTCAAGGTGGTGGTGGTGGTCAAGACATGGAAAGTTATTTACTTGCATGGTTAATTGCTGGTAAACATACCAGTATTGATTGTTTTGAAAAACGTAATGAAAAGGGTTTTCTTTTTACAATTGGTGATGAAAAAAGTTGGGATTTTGTTGATGCAAGTACTTTAAAAAATATTCTTGGATATAAAGAAAATGAAGAATATACTGATGAACAACTTCTTGCAGAAGCACAAAGACTTTATAATGTATATCATATACACGTTAATGAAGCTAGTTACAAAAATGACCCAGATGTTCTTGGCTATTGGAAAAAAATGCTTGGTGAAAGACTTATCATTTTGGACGATTATCATGCAATTTGTGCTACAATTGCAACACTTATCGCAGTTCAGCATGGTGCTGATATTAAATCAGTTGTAAGCAAATTTGATGAAAAAACTGCTGGTTTGGTTACTACTGCTCTTGCAACAGTTGTAAGTGGTGCTGTCGTATCAACAAGTGATGAAGGAGCATTAAAACTTTAATAAAAATATAAATGAAACAAAAGGGATATATTAAAATATATCCCTTTTTTTGTAACAATATAAATTGTTTTTCGTATTATTGTAAAAAATATTATTATGTTAAGAAAATTCGAATGTACATATGTTTCTCCAAATTCTGGAACAGAAGTTAAAGTAAATATCGAACAAGACTTTTCTGAAGGACATGATTTGAAGTCTCAAATAAAAACATTTTTTTTAACAAGAATTGCTCCATTAAATACCTTGATATCTTTTCGTGAAATAAAAACATTATATACTATAATTTCTAAGGAAATAGGACAATGGAAAATTGAAGAAGCTGATGTTCAAATAAAAAGAATGCAAAATCAAATTCCGGGGTCTGTATGGGAAAAAGATTATTCTGAATTTATGAATGTTATGGATGAATCAGATGATGAAATAGTCAATCCATGTCCTTTAATGTTTGGTTATTGTTGGGTTGTAAGAATAAAGTAAAACATAATAATTAATCATAATGAATTCAATATCAATTTGTTTAGGATTTTTGTTTGGAGATGAAGGCAAGGGTGCATTTGTAAATTATCTTTGTAGTAAATCCAATAATCCATTAGTTATAAGATTCAATGGCGGGCATCAATGCGGACATACAGTAGTTATTGATGATAAAAGACATGTATTCTCAAATTTTGGTTCGGGTACACTATTAGGCGCACCAACATATTGGTCAGAATATTGTACTGTAAATCCTGTGGGAATACTAAAAGAAGGCAATGCATTGAGAAAAATGGAAATTCATCCTCAATTATTTATTAATGCAAATGCAATGATAACAACACCTTTTGATATTTTGAAAAATATTAAACTTGATAGTCTTAATCTTCATGGTACTGTTGGCGTTGGTTTTGGTACAACAATTAAAAGAAATGAAGATTTTTTTCATTTATATGCCAGAGATTTACAATATCCAAAAATTCGTGATATTAAACTCAAACTTTTACAAGAAAAATATTATGAATATATTAGTCTTGCCAATTCCAAAACTCAAAAAATAATTGATGATTTTAAATTAGCATGTGATGACCTTGTAAGTAGATTTGATATTGTAAATACAATATATGATATATACTTACTTGGTTCATCAATACCTACTGATTATTTTGACTTAATTTTTGAAGGTGGTCAAGGCATCATGCTTGATATGGATTATGGATTTTTTCCACATGTTACACGAAGCAATACAACAAGCAAAAATGCAATTGAAATCATAAACAAACTTGGAATTACAATTAATGAAAGAAATGTCGATACATACTATATAACACGTGCATATCAGACTCGTCATGGAAATGGTCCGATGACAAATGAAGGCATGGACATTAGTTATATTAAGGATAATCCATTAGAAACCAACGTAAATGATGGATGGCAAGGTGTATTCAGAAAATCAATACTTGATATTGGATTATTAAGATATGCATTTGATTGTGACAATTATAATAATCCAAAATCTCGAAAAAATGTTGTAGTTACTTGTCTTGACCAAGTTCCAGATAAAGTTCCAGTTACTGGTATTGGTGGTGGTAAATTAATTACTGTAGATGCAACAGCAATTGGTTCATGCATTGGTATTCCCAAACAATTTTCAAGTTATTCTGATAAAGGTATTGATTAATTCGAATTTATTTTATATATTTGGCAATAATTTAAAATAAAAAATGTCACCACATTCAACATACTTAGGACATGGTTCTTATGGTACTCCAAATAGTGAACTATTAAAAGAAATTTGTGATGCTGGTTTTAAACCAATAGGTATTACTATATTAATGTGTGAAGAAACATTTATTTTTAAAAATAAATTTGAAGCAGTTGCTGCAGCAGAAAAATTCTTACCAGAAGGTTGGTGGTATGGAATCGATGAATGGATAGAAACTCGCAAAGAATATGTGAAAGATATGTATCATGATGATGAAGACCTTGCACCTATAGTATATTGGCTTGATAAAAATTATGCACCTAAAAAATAAAAATAATGAAATTTCTTATTCAAAAATGTAACGGAAATGTTACTCACGATTTCTCATTTACTCTACTTGAATCAATTAGATTCAAGAATTGGTTACTTCATTTAGAAAAAGATAATATTAAAGTCAAATTTCTTAATACTGATTGTAATGTAGAAACTATTGACCCTTCAATATTTAAACCAATGCATTTTACATATGTACCCATAGGTAGTGTAGAATTTGTAACAGCATTTTTGCAACATTTTTACAATCTTACTCCAAAGCCAATAAATGTTCCAGAAGAATTATTTTGTTATACAGAAAGAATTATTTTTAATGGTAATCAATCATCATTAGATGGTTTTGACGGTGAATATTTTGTTAAAAGTAATGACAAAATAAAAGGATATTCAGCTATTATTAATACAAATAAAGAATTTAAACCATTACCTGAAGGTAATTATCAAATTTCTAAATATATTAATATTGATAGTGAATGGCGTGCTTTTGTATATCAAAATAAATTAGTTGGGTTGCAAAATTATTGTGGTGAATTTACTAAATTTCCTAATATAAATAAAATTAGAAGTATGATTAAGAAATATAAATCAGCACCAATTGCATATACATTGGATGTTGGTGTTAATGATAAAGATGGTACTTTCATAATCGAAATTCACACATTCTTCTCCTGCGGACTTTATGGTTTTGTAAACCATGCCATATTACCAAATATGTTTTATCAATGTTTTCAAGAATATATTCAAAAAGAAAAATGAAATTTAAATATATTAAATAAAAATTTTAACAATGAAAGAATTTCCAAAATTATTTAAAAAAACCAGTACTGGTGCTATTCAAGAATGGCAAGTTAGTGTTAATGAAATTGAAAATATACCTACAATTATAAGTAATTATGGTCAAGTTGGTGGTAAAATTCAAGAAAGCAAAGAACAAGTAATTAGAGGTAAAAATATTGGCAGGTCAAATGAAACTACTCCAATACAACAAGCTGAAACTCAAGCTAAATCTGATTGGGAAAAACAATTAAAAAAAGGTTACGTTCAAAATATTGAAGATGCACAAGCAGGTAAAACTGATGATATTATTGAAGGTGGTATTGCTCCAATGCTTGCACATAAATTCAGTGAACAAGGACATAAAATAAAATATTCTGCACTTTGTCAACCTAAATTGGACGGGTGTAGAGCAACTTCGCAATATGATGATGGTGCTGTAACTCTTTGGTCAAGAACCAGAAAACAAATAACAAGTATGCCACATATTATTAAAATACTTGAAAAATGTGGACTTAGTGATAGATTTGATGGCGAACTTTATAATCATCAATATCATAATAGATTTGAAGAATTAACTTCATTTATCAGGCAAGAAAAACCAAAAGAAGGTTGTGAAATTGTTCAATATCATATTTATGACATTGCACTTCCCAATCTATCTAATGGTGAACGTAATACTCTTTTACAATCACTTAAGCCATTTTTTGAAAATACTGCAGTTCATATTGTTGAAACAATAGTAGTTAATAATGAAGATGAACTTATGGAAGCATTTGAACATTTCCTTGCAGAAGGTTATGAAGGTTGTATGGTAAGAAATATGGATGGATTATATGTAAATAAACGTTCATATGATTTACAAAAGGTGAAAGAATTTCAAGATTCTGAATATAAAGTAGTTGATGTTAAGGTTGGAAATAAAGGTAGAATGGCAGGAAAAGCAGTATTTGTTTGTGAAACTGAAAATGGTACTCAATTTGCAGCAAAAATGATTGGTAATATGGATAATTTAATTAAATATGCTGAAAATCCAGAATTAATTGTTGGAAAAATGCTTACAGTTAAATATCAAGGATTGACTACAAAAAATAATGTACCAAGATTTCCAGTAGCAATGCGTATTAGAGAAGACATTTAATATGATAATGAAAGGCAAGTATAAATTAATATATACTACAAATAAACACGAAGAAAATTTATTGGTTGAAGTTGAATTAATACCAAATGAATTTCCATTAAAACAGTTTCAAAATGTTTATCGAGGCATTGCTTATATAAACGGTGCAATATATAATGGAATTGATATTTCTCATTCTGTAAACGCTAAATTTGCTGCAGAAGAAATTGGATTAAAATTAAGAGAAGAATTAAAGAAAAAATTACGACAAGAAGGTAAAACTTTTAGACAAAAAGGGGAAGAAATAAAATGATAACAAAAGAATTTAAAGAACAATTATTAAAAGAAATAATTCTTTGTAAAGAATTAAATGAACTTACACTTGAAATTAAAGATATGTTTTTTGAAATAATTAATCAAGAAATTGAAAAAAGATATTCAATAATGATTGAAATCAATAAGATTCTTTGTGAAACTAATGCATATGATGCATGTTGTAAACATGTATTAAATTTTAATCCAGATAGAAGTGATAATGTTTATGCATATATTGTAACAATAATTAGAAGTTCTTTTGCAAATACAATAATGCCAATTTTAAGAAAAAGAGGTAAAACTAAAATAATTTCAATATGAAAATCAAAGCACTTAGAACTAAAAAAGAACCAAAAGAATTTGTTGAAATCAGCAATATTGGTGGTATAAATATGATATTTACATGTATACTTCCAGTTCTAATGAATATTACAGCAACAATGGATTTATTAAAAAAATATTATGAAGAACACTCACCACTTCCAAAAGAAATTAACTTAGATGATTATGAATTAATAAAATATGATTTAATTGAAGCGGGTGTTATTTGTGCTGATATTAGAAACAAACTTAGTCCACTAAATAATTTGGTGAATATGCTTAAATTATATTTTAAAGAAGAAGATAAAGAAAAAAAAGATATAATAGAAACATACATTAAAAAAGAAATTGAACAAAGTGAAATTTCTATTAAATATTTGTCTGAATTATTGTAACAATTTTGTATCTTTGCTCGTATTATTTATTTTAAAATTAAAATTTTTATTAATTTAAAACAAAAATTATGAAAAAAAATTTATTTATTGGAATTGGAGTATGTGCAATATTCGCATTATTCGCCTTTCTCTGGGTGGTTAGTGTAAGTAACTCAGAAATACGCACTCACCAAACAGGTGATGCACAGCAAAAAGTATGTGCTGCATTCTTTGATAAAATGTGGAAAATTATTCATCAGGATGCACAAGTTGCTGACCAGTATAAAGATGCATTTGCAAAAATTTATCCTGACCTTATTGCAGGTCGTTATTCAAAAAATGATGGTTCATTAATGAAATGGATAACAGAAAGTAATCCAAATTTTGATACAAAATTGTATGATAAATTGATGGCAGCTATTGAAGGTGAACGAAATGGTTTCTTTGTTGAACAGGAAAAACTTATTGATATTGACCGTCAACATAAAACTATGTGCCAGACATTTCCAAACAGTATTGTTATTGGTAGTCGTCATAATATAGGTTATTTAGCAGATGCTAATGGTAAAGTTCTTAAAGAAGGTATTACAATAATTACTTCCGAAGTGACTGAAAATGCATATAAATCCGGTAAAGAAGATAATGTTGATTTATTTAAAAAGTAAATATTTGTGGGAGCAATCCCATAAGCGTAGATAGTCTCAATTGGTAAGGCACATATACAAATGTATGGTCTCGGCAAAAGTGCACTTGAATTAATTGCCCATAGTATGAGTTCGAATCTCATTCTGCGCTCGAAGACGAGTTGGAATTAGGCAAAGCCAATGGATGGGTGGAATAATATGCCTCTGGAAAAAATAAAAACGTTCTCCACATAAAGGAAAGTTATCGACTAAACCTAACTTTGCCAGTAGATAAATGAACTGGTTTTAAATAAAAATTATGAGAAAATTAGCAACAATACAAAAAATATTATCCATCAATCCAATTCCAGATGCTGATGCAATTGAAGTTGCACAAGTATTGGGTTGGAAAGTAGTTGTAAAGAAAGATGAATTTCATGTAGGAGAATTATGTGTTTATTGTGAAATAGATTCATTATTATCTGAACGTTCAGAATTTGAATTTTTAAGAAAAGACAAATTTCGTATTAGAACCTGTAAATTTCGTGGACAGATTTCGCAGGGCATTTGTTTTCCATTGGATATTCTTCCTATTGAACTTCAATGGCATATTAATGAATTGGATAAATCGGAACTTATATTACATGAAAATGCTATTAGTCCTATAGGTCTTGATGTTACTGAAGAACTTGGTATCACTAAATATGAAGCACCAATTCCTGCTGAACTTGCAGGTGATGCAAAGGGTGGATTTCCTTCATTTATGATAATAACTGATGAAGACCGTATTCAAATACTTCCGCATATACCAATAGAATATGTTGGTCAGATGTTTATAACGACAGAAAAACTTGATGGTAGCAGTGGTTCGTTTTATTGGAAAAATGGTGAATTTGGTGTTTGTAGTAGAAATTATGAATTTTATGAAAGTTCAACTAATTCATTTTGGAAATTCGCAAGACAAAATTATCTTGAAAAAAAACTTGGTGAACTTGGAAGAAATCTTGGATTACAAGGTGAAATTATTGGTGAAGGTATTCAAAAGAATAGATATAAGTTAAAGGGTCAAACAATTAAATTTTTTCGTATGTTTGATATTGACAAATATGAATTCTTACCTTATGAAGAAATGGTTGATATTATAGTTAATCAATTTAAGTTAGAAACCGTTCCCATATTGGATTGGAATTATGTACTTCCAAATAGTGTTGATGAAATACTTGCTTATGCACAAAATAAAAGTGTATTAAATCCTTTAATTGAAAGAGAAGGAGTAGTATTTGTAAAGCATGAACTTAAAAATCAGGGTAGACTTAGCTTTAAAGCAATTTCAAATAAGTTTTTAATTGATAATAAAGAATAAATATTAAAACAAATGAGACAAATTAAAGACATGTGGATTATCCAAATTGATGTTACAAATTTATGCAACAAATCTTGTTGTAATTGTACCAGATTTTGTGGACATTACACAAAAGAAAGAATATATTTTATGGATTTAAAATATATTGAAGATATTTTAATTACCTTAAAAGATTTTCAAGGCACTGTTGGTATTATGGGTGGTGAACCACTATTACATCCACAATTTCCACAAATATTAGAACTTTTTAAAAAATATAGAGCATATGATAAAAGAGGTTTATGGACAAATAATAAGGATTGTATGAAATATGCTGGTAATTATTTTATAACAAATAATATTATTATTAATGAACATACTGGTGATTTTATATCAAAACATACACCATTATTAACATCATCAGAATCAATAAAAAATAAATATAATATAAGTCAAGATACAATTAATAAATGTATTGACAAATGTTGGATTCAAAATGAATGGTCAGCAACAATAAATCCTAAAGGTGCATTCTTTTGTGAAGTTGCTGGCATGTTATCATATTTATTCAATGGTGTTGACGGTATTAATATTTATGACCATCCAGATTGGTGGAAATATGATTTAAGTAAATATCAATATCAAATTGATTGGGCATGTAAAAAATGCGGTGGTGCATTACCATTAAAATCAAAAAAATCTGATATACAAATTGATGATGTATCTGAAGATAATTTAGAAGAATTAAAAAAAATTGATTCGCCTAAAATAAAAGCTAATAAATACAGAATATATGATGATGGCTTTCATCAAGATGATGAAAAAAGAGACTATTTGTGGAATTGGAAATAAAATAAAAATAATGAAAGACGCACTTGGTGATAGAATGAAAAAATATTATGAGGATAGAACTCGTATAAGTCTTCCTCGTAGAACCTATACTATAATTCGTATTGATGGTCGATGTTTTTCACAATTTTGTCGTGGATTAATAAGACCTTTTGATGATGGTTTAATTTATGATATGGATGAAACCGCTTGTTATCTTTGTAAAAATATACAAGGTGCTAAATTTGCATTTGTACAGTCAGATGAAATTAGTATATTATTGACTGATTTTGATGATATTGCTACAGATGCTTGGTTTGATGGTAATATACAGAAAATGACAAGTGTTGCTGCAAGTATGGCAACAAATGCATTTAACATGGCAAGATTAAAAAGATACGTTACTGAAAATGCTTGCCCTGATACTTCATACTTTCCTACTTCACTGCAAAACGGTGCGGTATTTAGTGAAATACTAATTAAAGGAATTAAGTTTGCTGAATTTGATGCTCGTGTATTTACAATTCCTTCAAAAACTGAAGTTGCTAACATGATAGTTTGGCGACAAAAAGATTGTGTAAGAAATAGTATTTCAAGTGTTGCCCAAAGTCTTTACAGTCACAAAGAACTGGAAAATAAAAGTTCAAACGAACAACAAGAAATGATATTTCAAAAGGGTATTAATTGGAATGACTATGCACCTAAGTTAAAAAGAGGTAGACTTATTATTAAACAGGAATTTGAAATTGAACCTGATAGAGATAAATTGAATAGTGCAGTAGCAATTCGTAGTCGTTGGGTAAGTACTGAATGTCCAATTTTTACTCAAGATATGGAATTTTTATATAATTTAATTCCAGATATGGAATAACTATTAATAATTAAAACATAAAATCATGTCAGTACTTTATTTAGCATTATTAGTTCCGATAATCGTAACTGCGATATTTTATTATTTTAAAAAACGTGAATTTACTTGGTGGGAATTTTTTATTCCAATTGGTTCTGTCCTTGTTGCAATAATTATATCCAAATTAATTATTTCTTATTCAAGTGTTCATTTCACAGAATATTGGGGTTCAACAATTACTGCAATTTATGAAAATGAACCATATAATTATTGGAAAACAGAAACTTGTTCCAGACAAGTTCCTTGTGGAAGTGATAGTAAAGGTAATACAACATATTGCACAGAATATTATGATTGTTCACATCAAGAAGATGTTGCACCTCATTGGTATGCTGTTACAGATATAGATGAAAGTTTTACTATTACTGAGAAACTACATGATGAACTTGTAAAACAATTTGGAACTACTAAAACAATTGTTGGTTCTCATAAAAATTATGCACCAAATGATGAAGGTACTGGTTGTAGTGGAACTAAATTTGAAGGTAAACGTGTAGGTAATGTTTCATACAATTATCAAACAGTTTGGAGTGGTAATGACAATACCAGAAAAGCATATACAAGTATACATACTTATGTGAATAAAATTAAAGCCAGTGATTTATCTGTATTTAATATATCAGTTGTAAGTGAAAAGAAAGCAGATAGTCTTAAATTATTTAAATATCCTGAATATAATGGTGGTGGACTATTTTCTATGTCACAAGGTATGGATTATCCAACAATTTTAGGTACTAATATTAATAAAGAAACACAAGAAAAATTTAAAAGACTTAACGGTAAATTTGGTGTTAGCAATAAAATGCGACTTTGGGTGCTTATTTTTGAAAATAAGCCAGAAAAAATTGCTGAATATCAAGAAAATTATTGGGTGAAAGGTAATAAAAATGAACTTGTACTCTGTATAGGTAAAAAGGGAAATGAAATTCAATGGGCGCATTCATTTTCATGGGCAAATTCAAATGTATTAACTACAGCAGTAGCACATCAAGTATTAAATCTTTATACTTATAAAGATAGCGTAATTAAAATGCAATTACCACCAGTTAATAATAAAATGTTTAGAAATAAATTAGGAAAATTAAAACAATTACCACCAATATTTAAAGATACTACAATAAAAATTCAATCACCAAAATATCCAGTATTAACTGAAAAAACTTGGGATGACCTTTATCAATATCTTAATCAAAATCTTAGTCAATTTAAGAAAAGAACATTTAAAGAATTTGATTATTTAACTGTTGAACCTTCAAGTACTGCAATTATTATTATATATATAATTGCATTTCTTATTAGTATTGCTGTAAATTATTGGATAATAACGAATGATATATATGATATGAACGATGATTAAAATAATAATATTTTTTAATTGTTTATTATTTTTATAATGTTTATATTTGACAATTAAAAATATTATATATATGAATAAAGATTTTTTTAATCAAATCAAAGAGAAAAGAGAAAAACTCGAAGAAATTAAAATAAAATTAAAAGAAAAATTTATTGGAATCGATAATGTTATTGACAAAATAATCGATTATATTTCCCTCTGGTATTTAATGCCAAATATTCAATTCAGACCACTTATAATTTCATTATGGGGTATAACTGGTGTTGGTAAAACTGATTTAGTTAGAACTCTTGTGAGCTTATTAAAATTTACTGATAAGTTCATTGAAATTCAAATGGATATGAAAAACGATTACATGAAAAACATTGAAAGTTTTTTAGAAAGTGGTGGTATTGATACAAAAGAACCTGCAGTATTATTACTCGATGAAATTCAACGTTATCGTACTTTAGATGAAAACGGAAAAATGCTTGAAAACAAGTATTTTAATGATGTTTGGACATTACTTTCAGATGGTAGGTTTCAAAATAATTCTGAACGTAAAGTTCAAATTATGGAAATGCTTTTTGATGAAATGTATTGGCTTGATGCAAGAGATAATGAGGAAGAACCAAAAGATATTGAATCAAAAAAAGATGAACAATCTAATAAAATTAAAGTTTTAAAAAAACGTAGATTTAAAACCTCACATTGGACAGCAAGTAGAATAAAGAAAACTCTTAATTTAAATAATACTATTGAAGAAATAATGGAAATGGATGCAGAAGAAAGAATATTTCTGGTTCAAAATAGTTTAAAAGCTGATAATATTAATGAAGGTAAATCATATGAAAAACTTTTAATTTTTATTTCTGGAAACTTAGATAGTGCATTCAAAATGTCGGATGAAGTTGATGATAGCGATACTGATGCTGATGTATATCATGAATTATCAAAAAGAGTTAATATTATTAATATTAAACAAGCATTATCACATCAATTTAAACCAGAACAAATTGCTCGTTTTGGAAATAATCATGTAATATATCCATGTTTAGATAAAAAATCATATTATACAATCATTAAAATGAATTGTCAAAAAATTCTTGATAAAGTAAAAAATGAGCATAATATAGATATTAAATTATCTAATGATATATATGATATAATATATAGAAATGGTGTTTTTCCAACACAAGGTGTAAGACCAGCAATTTCAACAGTATTTAATATACTTGGAAGTAATTTACCGTATTTTATATATAATGCTTTTTGTGAAAACGTTAATGAGTTATATATTGAATATGAAAATAATAATTTATTTGTAAATATTAATAAAAAAATATATGAAAAAGAAATTGTTTTAGAAATTGACAATATTCATAAAAATAAATCTGTTGATGAAAGAATATTATATATTATACATGAAATTGGACATGCTATACTTTATTGTTTACTATTTGATACACCGCCAAAACAAATAAATATCAATGCTGCTGGTTTTAGTAAAGGTTTTATTATCGAACATGAATCAATTGATAATAGAACATTTTTAAGAAATCAAATAGCAATATTATTAGCTGGTTTTATTGCCGAAGAAATGGTTTTTGGTGAGGAATTTAAATCTACTGGTGCATTTGCTGATATTATAAATGCAACAGATATTGCAGCAAGATATGTTAGACATTATGCTATGGATGGAACTATTTCTAATATATTAAAAAAAGAAGTAGATACATATTACGAATCAAATTATGATGTTGAAAAAACTAATGATATTATTGAAAATATATTAGGTGAAGAAAAGAAAAGAGCAAGAGATTTATTAAATAAACACATTACTTTATATAAAATAATTGTAAAACATTGTATTGATAATAATGATATTTCAATTGTCAATTTTTTACAATTATGTAATGAAAATGGATTAAATTTAATACAAAAAGAAATTAATGATAAATTAATTTATTCATATGATGAAAAAGTTCAACATTTTTTAAATTTAAAAAAATTGTAAAATATTTTCCTTAATTTTAAAGGAAAATAACATCATAAATTTTATATTAATATAAATTTAACACTTCTTTCTTTTTAAAAAAGTATTTATAATAAAGTCTTTATTATGAATGCCGTATCATCAATTATTGCAAATGTTAGTTTAAAGAAAATAGTGGAACTAATGGCTGTTTATATTCATGAACAAGCGTTAGAAATTCGAAAAGAAAATAACATTGAAGACGGACATATAAAAATATATTCCGATTATGTAATTTATCCAACAAATAATAACGAATATTATGCATTTCATTATGTGGTTTATATTGATAATCAAAGTGAAAGGTTTTTTATAGTATCTTGGACTCCTTCTACAGAGGATGAATTCTTAGATTCAATAAAATATTAATTAAATTTAATTTTTTTTCGTAATATTGCATTGTTATTTACAATTTTTGTATATCTTTGTATCATTAATTATAAAAAATAAGTTGAAATAATAATATGAGTTTTAAAGGTAAAATATATAAGCAATGTCCTGAATGTGAAGGTTATGGCAAAAAAATAAATTACTTTGATTTACCAAACCCAATAGATATTGGAATAATCTCATTACATATAATGGAGATAAAAACTGAAAGAAAAACAAAAGCGGGAAGAAATTATTTAGAAAAAGAATTATGTGAAATGTGTGATGGTGTTGGAATGTGTTGGCAATTTTAATAATAAGCTATAATTAAAAAATAATATGGAAGAAGAAAAATTACTTGAATATAAAATGTATTTCTTCACAATTTACCAACTTACTGGTATTCAGGCTGGTATACAATGTGGTCATGCAGCACTTGAATATGCTAATAAATATGGGAGTGATGAAGAATTTATCATTTTTGTAAGAAATTGGAAAACTTGGATTATCTTAAATGGTGGTACTACAAATGAACGTAGAGATATTGAAGGTATTGTTATGGGTAGTTTAAATCAAATTGCTGATGATTTACAACAAAACGATATACAATTTTCTTATTTTCAAGAACCAGACCTTAATGATGCACTTACTGCATTGTGTTTTATCGTAGATGAACGAGTATTTAACAGAAAAGATTATCCAGATTTTGTGGATTATATTCTTGATATTAAAATGTATCCCGAAGCAAAAGAAGCAGCACCTGCAGAAAATATAATTATGCTTAAAACACAAAGCATGGAAAAACTACAAGAAATGTTTCCAGAATATTATAAAGAATGGGTACGCTTCATTGGTGGGATTAAGAACGTATTCTTACGTGAATTAATTAGAGATAAAAAACTAGCATGATATGATACGTAAAATTTTAAATTTACCTAATAAAACACAAAAAGCATTTCTTCAGAATAATAAAGAAATTGTTTTGAAGAAATGTGATGTTATTGCACGTAAAGAAATTGAAGAACAGCAAGATAATAAACTTTTTCATGATGGTCAGTGTCCAATATGTAAAAGTAGAAAAAATATTATAAATCGAATTGTTTGTGTTCAAAATACTGGCAATATTAATATTAAAATAAGTTTTATTAATATCAAAGGTATTATGATAATAAATACACGTGAAATAAACCATTGTAATTCATGTAGTAATGAATGGGAAAAATATAAAACCAAACCAATATCTCAAACTAATATATTATATATTGCTTTTAAATATTTAAAAGATATTTTAAATAATCCGGAAAATAAACGTGATTGGAAAATGGAAACCATACAGGTTTTTGAAAATTCATATGCAGAAACCCTATATGAACTTAATAAATGGATAAGAACTGATATAAAATTATCTGTTTTAAGACAACATTATAAATCGATTTATGATAAATCAAGATTTCCACAAGTTTCTCAATCATTTATTGATAAATATATTAAAGAATAAAAAAAGATTTTAAAAAATTATGAAATATCCATTTGAATTTAGTGAATTATTATTAACTGATATACTTCTTAAAGAATTTGGATTTATAAATTGGTCTGATGATTGTGGAGATTCTAATCATTCTTCAATAACACTTGCAAGAGTAAAAATTGAAATTCATAAAACAGATGAATTAAGTGATGGCGGTGTAGGAAGTTATGCAAAACCAGAATATTCTTCTGCTCATTTTACTAATAAAGATTTTCATCCAATGTATTTTCTTCATGATTTATATGAATATATTATATCATTTAATAATGAAGAAGTTATTTTAGAATTTTTAGAATTATGTAAAAAAAATAATACATATGTTTATATTGAATCATATATTAATTATATGACAACAAAAAAATAACCTTTAAAGCAGATTCAAATGAAAAGTGAAGAAAAAATTAACAAAATTTAATAATTTATCTCATAGAGATTTATGTGTTAAAGCTGCTAAATATCTTAGATATACTGGAATTCATTCATTTCATAAATGTCAATATGTTGTATGTGAATTAGACCGTGTTGGTGAATGTCCAGATGCATTTGGAATTTCAAGTCGTTCAACACAATTAATTGAAGTTAAAATGTCTCGTTCTGATTTTCTTGTAGATAAGAAAAAATATTGGCGAAAATATCCTGAACTAGGACTAGGCGAATTTAGAAGTTATATGTGTCCAATTGGAATTATAAAAGAAAATGATTTACCTGAAAAATGGGGACTTCTTTATGTCTCAAATGAAGGTAAAATAACTATAATTAAAAATCCTGAAATACAATCTAATAACTATAAAGAAGAACGTTGTATTTTATTATCTCTTTTAAGAAGAGAGGGTATTATGCCTAGAGTTTTT